AGACTCGTCCACTTTGAGAAGTGTCCACGAGACGCAGTAGTCTCATTGTTTATGCTGTAGACTACTAGGGTGGTTCTGAGGGAGGGAAGTAATACACAGTGTTCGTGTATTATAATTACACAGTATTGTGAGATATTCCATACCCCCGGTAGGGTTTTATATTACAATTAAGCAGTGTTGTTTGAGTTCGTTATAAGCAGTCCTATGTGTTGACAATACCTTCGTGTTATGATATCATGATACCTGGGTAATATATTCTTAATTGTAATTACACAGTGTTGTTTGAGAAGAAATATAAGAGACCTTCGTTATTACATACCCCCCATAGGGTTTTATATTATAATTAAACAGTACAGTATAATAAGTATTCGTTATTGTTCGTGCATTATAATTAAACAGTGCTAAGTGTTAAATACACAGTTATATGTGATTAATGATGTAAAGTATTATAAACCGATGGGGGGTCCGAAAAGAAAAACGCATAAGTCCCTAACCTACAAAAGTATGCGTCTGCGAGTGATATATAATTCGATAAAAGAAAACAATTTAGAATAAAAAATTTTCCACCAATAAAAAATCACCTATAGGGTTGATATATAGAGACTAAGTAAGTATCATCAAAAGAATGCAATGTTAGAATTTACACAAGAGGAGAGGGAATTATTAATTGAGACTCTTCAATATAGATTAGAGAATGATAAGATAGTAAAAGTGAATGAGTTATTACGAGAGGATCTTGAAGATTTATTGTTTAAAGTAGAAGACACTGAATGAATACTTATAGTATTGAATATCAAGGGATTACGATAGTGAGTGAAGTAAAACCAGAGGAATTAGAGAGGACACTAATTCAAGTAAGGGGTATAGTTGCATTTGGGGGGAAGGATGAGGAGCAAATAGAAGTAATTCTAAATAGGGAGTAACCACCCATTGCAATGATTGATTTGTAGTGGTATAATAGTAAATGTCGGAATTAATTTTTTATGGCTAAAGGATTCACAGTAAAAGCAAAAGCCCCGGTAATAAATCCAGAGAATGCTGATGCATTTAATATGGAGAGGGCAAAGGAAAAGATTCGTGGGAAGTCGGTAGTATTTTGTCTTCCTGGAAGAGGAGTATCATATCAATTTCTGAAGAGTTTTGTACAGTTATGTTTTGACTTAGTTCAGAACGGTGCAAGTATTCAGATTTCACAAGATTATAGTTCAATGGTGAACTTTGCACGTTGTAAGTGTTTAGGTGCAAATGTATTGCGTGGACCAAAGCAAGTACCATGGGATGGTAAGTTAAAGTATGACTATCAGTTATGGATTGATAGTGATATTGTATTTGATAGTGAGAAGTTTTATCGTCTTGTTGATATGGACCAGGACATTGCATCTGGATGGTATTGTACAGAGGATGGAAAGACATCATCAGTTGCTCATTGGTTAGAAGAGGATGACTTCAAGAACAATGGTGGAGTTATGAATCATGAGACACTTGAGAGCATGGCAAAACGTCGCAAACCATTCACAGTTGACTACACAGGTTTCGGATGGGTGTTGATTAAGAAGGGAGTATTTGAGAATCTTGAGTATCCTTGGTTTGCTCCGAAGATGCAAGTGTTTGATTCTGGTGAAGTGCAAGATATGTGCGGGGAAGATGTCTCATTCTGTCTCGATGCAAAAGAAGCAGGATTTGAGATTTGGTGTGATCCAAAGATTCGTGTTGGGCATGAGAAGACTAGAGTTATCTAATGTCCTTTTAGAAACGTCTACTTGACGTTTCACCAAAGGCTTTGGTATGATACCCTTAGGAGAGATATGAGTTCTTCTGAGGGTCTTTTAATAAGAAAAAAAACCCGAAAAAAACCGTTAAAAAGGAGATTAATTAATCATGGCAAATCGTCGTCTGATGGGTGGTAACAAACTTGAATCACTACCAAAGAATACTCGTCAAGGAAGTAGTAAGAATACTAAGTATGCTGCAACAAGTCGTAATAAAGCACGCAAAGCATATCGTGGTCAAGGACGTTGAATGTATAACCTTCAATTATTGACTTATTTGGCACCTAGTTCCGTTTGTGATGGAGTAGGTGTCTTTTCTTTAGTTGATATTCCTCAAGATACATGTATTTTCAAACCAAAAGAGAAGAAACATGTATTTTGGTGTGAGGTTTCGTCTGAAATCAGGAACAATATAGAAAACCTAGTGTATGGTGATGAGCATGGGTTTTGGGTTGACTGTGATTTAGACCGTATTGGGCAACAATATTACATAAATCACTCAAATTTACCTAATGTTTCATATAATAAGGACACTGGTGAGTTATATTCTGTTCGTAATATCAAAAAAGATGAAGAATTAACAGATTATTACTTCCCAAGAGAAAGAGATTGGCTTACTTAAACCATAGTTTACCTGATTGGTCTTGTTATATACGTAATGAGTTCCTTTATAATCATAAAAAAGGGCATGGGGAGGTTACAAAGTGTGACGTTCACTCTGTTGCTAGTATTGAGAAGAGAGTTCCTCTCTTTGAAGCATTTCTAGAGAATGGTGTGAACTGGACTAGACGACCTTTACATGCCTTTTGCTGGAAAGAAGACGCACCCATAGAGCCTTTAGAGGACATAATGTACTGGGACTGCTTTTCACCTTACATAGACGTTCAGAGAAGGCATAGACTAGCTAATTTAGATGCACAATTGATACGTCCAGACGGAAAAAAGGTACTTGGAACGTATATGTTCACCCTAGATTGGTCTTGGGAGAACAAAGGAGTGCCAGATTTGAACTTTTCAGAGACTCCAGAGCATAAATGTGCCCATTTGTTCAAAGTTGAGACTGGGAATTACTATGCATACCCCAACAATCGTATTATTTGGTACGATAATGCTTGGGTATTCAATAGAATTGAGAAAAATCCTGGTTATGAGATTGATTTGACTGTTTATTCAGTTGAAAATAAGAAAAAACTGGAAACTTCTGATCATTACATGTATGAGATTAGGAATTTAGAAAAAGAGTAAATAGAAAAAGGGATAGAACCCCTCAAAAAGTTCTGTTTTTCACAAAACAGGAGCAAAAAATGGCAAAGTATCATGTTGACAGAGATACTGAGTACATGTATAAGATGTGGGGAACTACATCGTTGATAACAGACTATTGGACTAAGCCAAAAAAGAGTAATGATTCAGAAGAAACACTTAATAAACAGAAAAAAAAATAAAACAGTATAAAAACTCTTATAGATATATTAAATAGAGTGTAAATCTTTAATGTCAATAGAGGTTTCAAAAGCATTTAGAGATATTAGTTTATCTTTTGCTAAACATCCTGTAACCAATGATATTTTAATTCTTAAGAATGAGGATGCAGTTAAAAAATCTGTATCTAATATTGTAAGAACTTCATTAGGTGAAAGATTTTTTAATGTTAATTTTGGAACAAGTGTAAATGATTACCTATTTGAGAATACTACTCAAGATTTGGTATTTGCTGTAAGGGACGAAATTAGAGATGCCCTTGATAACTATGAACCAAGAATTAAAATTGATAGAATTGACGTTAATACTCCAGCAGACAGTAATGAATTGAATGTACAAGTTGTCTATGACATTATTGGTCTAAGTATTTTACCACAAAAAGTAAATTTCATCTTATCACCAACTTAAAGTATAATGTCATTTAATCAGTTTACAAATTTAGATTTTGATAGTCTAAAAGTCCAACTAAAAGATTACTTAAGAGAAAACAGTAACTTTACTGATTTTGACTTTGAAGGTTCAAACTTTTCAACGTTAATTGATTTACTAGCATATAATTCTTATATTACGTCATATAACACAAATATGACGGTGAATGAATCTTTTCTAGACAGTGCTACTGTCAGAGAAAATATAGTAGCACTTGCCAGAAATATTGGATATGTTCCTAGGTCAGCAAGGTCATCCAAAGCAAGAATTAGTTTTAGTGTTAATACTGAAGGTTTCTTAGATGTAAGAGCAGTAACATTAAAGGCAGGAGTTGTAGCATTAGGAGATATTACAGCAGGTAGTTATATTTTTTCTATTCCAGAAGATATCACAGTATCTGTTGATGCTTTTGGATTTGCATTTTTTAATGACATTTTAATATCAGAGGGCGTATTTTTAACAAAGTCATTCTCAATCAACAATTCTTTACCAAATCAAAGATTTGTCCTATCAAATCCACGTATTGATACTACAAGTATTCGTGTCTTTGTTAGTGAGACTACCACTGAAGAATATAAGTTATATTCAAATATATTAAATATTAATTCTGAATCTAAGATATTCTTATTTCAAGAAGTAGAAGATGAAACGTATGAACTAATCTTTGGTGATAATATTTTTGGTAAGAGACCACAGTCTGGAAGTTCAATTTTTTCAAGTTATATTGTAACTAATGGAAAAATCGGAAATGGTTGTTCCAAATTTAATTTCACAGGAATCTTAGAAGATAATAATCAAAATAAAATAACTACAGGTATATCACCGATTACAACATTAGCAGCATCTGAAAATGGTGATGATATTGAAAAAATTGATAGTGTAAAATATCTCGCACCTAGAGTATATTCATCTCAATATAGAGCAGTAACTGCCAATGATTATAAAGGACTAATACCATACATCTTTCCTAATGTAGAATCAGTTAGTGCTTATGGTGGTGATGAAGTAGATCCTCCAGAGTATGGTAAAGTATTCATATCAGTCAAACCTAGACAGGGTAAGTATATATCAAAAATAACAAAAGAACAAATTAAAAAAGAATTAAAGCAATATGCAATTGCTGGTATCAAAACAGAAATAATCGATTTAAAGTATCTTTACATAGAATTGAATACTAGTGTTTACTATGACAAAGGTTCTATTGGTGAGGTATCAGAGTTACAAAAACAAGTTATAGAATCTCTACAATCTTATGGATCTTCTTATGAATTAAATAATTTTGGAGGAAGATTTAAGTATAGTAAAGTTAATGCATTGATTGATAGTATTAGTCCAGCAATTACATCAAACATTACGAAAGTTATTATGCGAAGAGATTTACAACCACTGTTAAATATTTTTGCAACTTATGAGTTGTGTTTTGGTAATAGATTCCATATAAAGAAAAATAATATAGTTGATAATAAAGGATATAATATTAAATCAACAGGATTTAATATATCTAATATTGATGGTACAGTTTATTTGTCTGATGTTCCAGTTAATGATGACTATGGAACAATATTTTTCTTTACTCTAAAAGATAACATTCCATTTATTGTTAATAATAGTGCAGGAACTGTTTATTATAAAAAAGGAGAAGTATTATTAGACACAGTAAATATAGTTGGAACTGATAGTCCTAATGGAATAGAAGTTCAGGCAATTCCAGAGTCAAACGACGTAATTGCATTGAAGGATATATACTTAGAATTAAGTTCAGAAAATCTCATAGTTAATATGATTGAAGATAAGATTACTTCTGGAGAAAATACGTCAGCTACAGAATATATTATAACATCAAGTTACTCAAACGGAACTTATACAAGATAACATGTCATTAGAAATTAATAAGACTAAGGTTTCAATTCAAAATATAATAGATGCCCAAATCCCATCATTTTTGAATGAGGATTCACCTCTATTCAGAGAATTTTTAAATCAATATTACTTATCTCAAGAGTATCCAACTGGATCAATAAATCTTGCGGATAATTTAACTGAGTTAAAAAATATTGAAACCTATAACAATGAATTATTTTTTACTGCATTTGTTCCATCTAAGTTAACTTCCAACTTAAGTGCATTTTCTACAACTATAAATGTATCTCATACAATAGGATTTCCTGAAAAGTATGGATTATTAAGAATTGGTAATGAGATAATTACATATCGGTCAAAGACATCAAATTCATTTATTGATTGTTCCAGAGGATTTAGTGGAGTTACTGATGTTTCAAGTCCTGTATTAACTTTTACTAAAACTGTATCTGAAGGCAATGAACTTGATACAGAAGTACAGAACTTAAACTTAGTTTTTTATCAATTTTTATTTACAAAGTTTAAGGCACAGTTCCTTCCTGGATTTGAAAATAGGCAATTTGTGCCAGAATTAAAAATTAAAAATATACTATCAAGAGCAGTAGATTTTTATACATCAAAAGGAACAGAAGTTTCATATCAACTTTTGTTTAATGTATTATATAATAAAAAAGTTTCTATGATTCGTCCTCAAGAATTTATCTTGAGACCATCTGATGATAATTATTTCATAACTAATAATATCTTACTTGAGAAAGTTAGTGGTGGAGATCCATTTTCAATTGAAGGTAAGACATTATTTCAAAATGTAAGTGATTCTGCTGAGGCAAGTGCTTCAGTATATTCTGTTGAATATCGACCAGTTAATGGAAAAGATTTTTATGAAGTTTACTTGGATAGTACTTCATTAACATTTTCTTTTCTAAGTACAAATAAAACAAATATATCAAAAAATGTATTATCTACTAGTGATATATTATTTGTTGATTCAACTATTGGTTTTCCAAACCAAGGTACAGTTCTTTTAAAAGGTAAAAACACTAGTAATACTTTTATAGAATTATCTTATAGTGGGAAAACAAATACTCAATTTTTGAATGTTACTGGATTAACTGTAGATGTTGAATATGGGGATGAAATTTTAGAATCTAATTTTGCATATTCTTATGATGATGACGATAATCAAATTAGATTTAGAATTGTTAGTGTTATTGGTGAAGTAGAATATGAAGAAAGTTCAAATTTATTAGTAAATGATACTATTACTTTATCTTCTTTTGGTGCAGATTTAGGTAGCAGATCAGAATTCAATAGTTGGATTTATAATATTCCATCAGAGCATGATATAAAGGAAATAACACTTTCTGCAGATGTCAGTGGAAATATATATAGTGTTCTTTTTTATGAGAACGTCGATTTTTACTTCGAGCAAGAAGTTAGTTTACGAAATCCAACTGATCCAAATGATATTGTTACTTATGGTTATGTGAGAAAAATATTAGAAAAGGATAGAGTAGAAATTTTCTCTAATCAAAATATTTTATCAAAAACATTAGTAAAGAAAGAAATATCTCTAGGTAAAAGTGAAAATAATAAGTTTGACTCGATAAAAAATATTCCAGTAGCAATTCAAAACTCATATATTGATACCAATAACGAGTTTTATTATGTATCTTCATCTGGTGTACCACAGTATGAAATTCACTCAGAAGTTCCAAAAGTATTTGTTTCTGCAAATGTTGTAAGTGGTGGGTCAACAGATATTTTAGACACAGATAGAATACATAAATTCTATACTGGAGAAAAAATATATTACACTCCTACACAGAATTCTGGTATTGCAACAGGAGTTTATCATTTAACTGCTATTGGTAGTAATGCTGATAGTAGACAATTAAAACTCTCTCTTAGTAAAAGTGATTTATTTTCTAAAAAGTATGTTTCAACAATAATTAATATATCTTCAGATAGTTTTGTTAAACTTGATTATGAAAACAAAAATATAGAAAATCAAAAAATACTTAAAAAGTTTAATTTAAATAAGAATAGTGATAGTTTAAAGGAAGTCGCATCAAGATCGACCAATAATAAAACTGTTGGTATGTTGGTTAATGGTGTAGAACTTTATTCACCAACATTATTTGATGAAAACATCTACTATGGAAAATTAGATTCAATTGAAATAACAAATGCTGGTAGTGGTTATGATATCATTAATCCACCCCAATTAATGATATCTGACAGTACTGGTATTGGAGCAACGGCATATGTAAATATTAGAGGAAAACTAGATGATGTAAGAATATCATCAGCTGGACTTGGATATCAAACAAAACCAAAAATTACTATTGTTGGTGGTAATGGCACTGGTGCAGCAGTAGAACCAAATTTAGTAAAACGTGCAATATCTGCTACATTCAGGGGTGATGGAATTGGATTTAATTCTGTAGATAATACTATTACATTCCAAACAAAACATAACTTTGACCCAGGTGAGGAAATTTTATATGATCCAAATTCCAATCCAGAGTGTTTGCCATTAAAAGCAAATTCTACTTATTTTCCTGGTATAATAAATGATTACACAATTAAATTATACGAGACTGAAAGAGATGCTCTCACCCAACAAAATGAAATAAATTTACAGGGCATAAGTTCTGGTACACACACTTTTACTACACTAAAAGTAAGAAATACTATCACTAAAATTTATATAAAAGATAGTGGTAGTGGGTATTCAAATAAATCTATTAAAATTCCATCAGTTTTAGCATTTGATGGTAAAACAAATGGTGTTAATACCTTTGATGATTATATTTTTGCAACAAATCACGGGTTTAAAGACAAAGATCTTTTGCTCTATTCTTCTACCCAAACAAATGTTGGTGGATTATCATCAGAAACAGAATATGTTGTAACTGTTTTAGATGAAAATAAGTTTAAGTTGTCTAGTACGGTAGTTGGTATTACTACAACTGGATACTCTAGTGTCTCTGAGACTGTAAAGTATCAAAATTATAGCAATAGAGTTTATGTAGGATTTTCTTCAATTGGATCAGGTGTTCATACCTTAAAATATCCACCCATAAGAGTTGAAGTAGAATCACTTTCTGGTATTGGATTAACAGTAATTTCTCCTGTATTTGAACCATTGGTTACTGGAAGTATTGAAAGTGTCTTCTTAGAGGATTCTGGAGTTGGATATGGTGTATCTGATATCTTTAATTTTCATAGAAGACCAACTGTTGTATTTAAAAATATTGAATCCAAAGCTTTACTACGTCCCATTGTGGTGGATGGTTCAATTGTAGATGTCCAGTTCTTATCTTTTGGACGAGGATACAATGAAGGTATTGATATTGTAGTTTCTGGTGATGGAAGTTTTGCTGATTTACGTCCAGTTGTTGAAAATGGTAGAATAGTAGACGTTACTATTTCAAATGGTGGTATTGGATACAACCAAAATAATACCGAAATAACTATAGAAGAAAGAGGCAGGGATGCAAAATTTATTGCTAATGTAAATCAATGGAAAATAAATCAGGTAGTTAGAAATAAAAACATATTAAACACTCCAGATGAAGGTGTTCTTGCACCAAGTACTAATACTAACTTAGGTGTAAGACTTATAAATTTCAATACACCAAAAATACTTAGAAAATCACTTGGAGACCATATTGATGAAATATCAAATAGAGAGGTCTTATCAAATACACACTCACCAATTGTTGGATGGGCATATGATGGAAATCCAATTTATGGTCCTTATGGAAAAGTAGGAAATCAGATTAAAAAGATAGATTCTAGTTATGAAACAAGAATTGAAAATAATACACAATTGAGACCAAATTTTCCAGAAGGATTTTTCATTCAAGACTATTATTACGATAGAGCTCTTGGTGATTTAGATGAATATAATGGAAGATTTTGTACTACTCCCGAATATCCAGATGGAATTTATGCATATTTTTCAACAATTGATAGTAAAACACTATCATCACCAACTTACCCTTACATAATTGGGGAAAATTTTAAAGATTATATCATTGAAGAAAACTCTATTCCATCATTTACTCATGATACTCAATTAGATAAATTAGATTTAATTAGAAATATTAGTCCATACTACATTAACTCAACATTTTCAAGATATCCACTGATTTCAAACGTTGATAAAAAATATAAACAGGAATTTACAGTAACTACTACTTTATCTTCTGGAGTAGACTCTATTGATATTTTTTCACCTGGTGAAGGATATAAAATTGGTGACAATATTATTTTTGACAATAAAGGTACAGGTGGAACAGGATTATCTGCAGAAGTATCAAGAATTAAAGGTAAAGAGTTAACTGAATTTGAAACTACAGTTGCTACATTTACTGATGTAAACTTTTCAACCAGAGGATCTACAGTTGTTGGAATTGCACAAACACCACATAACTTAGTTACTGGTGATAAAATTGTTATCTCTGAAATTTCGGATACAAATTATCAATACTTATCTGGTATAAAAGAAATCCTCGTACCACAAAAATCTGTTGGTATCGCTAGTACTGTTCCTGAAATTGGGATTACTGGATTAACAGTAACACTTTATGTTAAGGATATTGGAACATTTTTAGTTGATGATTATATTAAGATAGAAAATGAAACCCTTAAAATTATTGATATAATCCCTGAAGCATCTCAAATCATAGCTAATAGACTATCATCTACATCACAACATCTTGTAGGTACTGAGGTAAAACTTTTACCGACAAGATTATATTTTAATGAAAAAGAGATTGATAGAAGAATTGCTCCAAACAATACTGTATATTTTAGTGCAAAAACTTTAATTGGTTTTGGTACACAAGCAAATAACTACAATTTATATAATAATCAAAACATAAATGTTCCATCAAGAGCAATTTATGTAAAGAATCATAATTTCCGTACAGGTCAAAAAGTAGATTACAATGTTGGATTTGGTGGTACTAGTATAAATGTTTCATCTGAATCAAATGTATCTAATTTATTCCCACTACAGCAAGGTCTTATATCAGTAATCAATCTTGGTAGAGATTTTATTGGAATAACTACAAACATTTCTGGTATAGGAACTGGTTTAGAGTCACTGTACATATGGGATGACGTTTCTGTAACAGGTTCTGCACACTCTTTTACTACTGTATATGATAATGTTACAGGAGTAGTTGAAAATTATAATTTAGAAATAACTACAGTTGAAAACCATGGGTTATCTGATGGTGATAAAGTTAAATTTAGTTTGATACCAGATGCTATAGATACATTTGCATTAAGATATGATACAAATTTAAGAAAAGTTACTACGGACATTCTTGATTTTGATGTTAATGTTGCAGTTTCTGTAACTACATCAGAGGTTTATTTACCAAATAATACATATGAAACTGGAGATAAACTTGTTTACTATAAGGAAGTAGATGCTAATTCCTCACCAAACACTGGAATCGGTGGTCTGTCTGATGGTGAAACCTATTATGTATTAAGAGAAAAGAGAGATTATATAAAACTTTCAGAATCTCTAAAGAATTCCACAGATGGTTCTTTTATAAACATATCATCCCAAGGTACTGGTATTCAAGGATTTGCATTAATTAATCCACCATTATATGCAACCAAGGGCAATAAAATAAGATTCGATTTATCAGATACTTCTCTATCTGGTATGGATTTGGTGGTTTACAAAGATAGTAAATTACTTATCGAACTGGAAACGTATCGTTATAAAAGAAATAGTATTGAGGCTGGTTCTGACGATGCCAAGTTAGATATTATCACCACTGAGGACTACATTGGAAATACACTTTATTATAGTTTAATACCATTATCACCAAGTGTTTCCGAAAAATATCAAATATCTTCAGATGATGAAGTGAATGGAAACAATCAACTTGTCATCAACGCAAGTGTTCTAACTCAAGAGTACCCAATTGTATCAATAGCTAATACTTCATTTAGATTCAACTTATTGAGAAAACCAGAAAGTATTACTTATAATTCATCAAGTGGAATTAACACTGTATTTTATGATACAAATTCAGTAAATGCAAGTGGTCCAATATCTAAAGTTAGAATTAACTTTGAAGGTAGAGGGTATAAGAAAGTACCTAAAGTAGATAGTATAGACACAGTTGGTGGTAGTAGTGCAATATTAAAAGCCACATCGTCCACTGTAGGTAAAATTGATAATCTAGAAAGAGTAAAAGATGGTTTTGATTATCCAACTGATCCAACTCTGAAACCAGTATTGAGTGTTCCTACAGTATGCCAAATAAAGGACATCTTTAGTGTAGGTTCTATTGGAATTGTAACTGGTGGAAATAATTACAATGTTCCACCTACTTTAAAAGTTATTGGAAATGATGAAATAGAACTTGAAGCAAATATACAAGGTGGTTCTGTCGTAGATGTAATTATTGAGCAAAACGTTAAAAATTTATCTGGACCATTAAAAGTAGTACCAACAAGAAACTCTAATGGATATGACATTGATGATATTATCTATAATCCATTTCAGAATACGGTAACTTTAGAATTAGTTAATGCTGATACTCAAATTTTCCCTCTTATAACCAATGCTTTTGGTGATACTGAGATTGAGTTCCCATTTGAAGTTGGTGATTCTATTTTTATAGAAAATTGTAGAATTACTGATGTTTCTCGTGGAAGAGGATTTCTTGATTATAACTCATCTAATTTTGATTTTAGATTCTTTACTGTAACTGGAATAAGCACAGTAAACTTCACTGTTACTTATAGTATGGACGGTATTGGACTGAATATGGGTGACTACAATACAGATATTAATTTTGGATATGTAATTAATAAGAAAGATATGGCAGAATTTGAAATGGTTATTTCTGATGATCTTTCTTATATTTCTGGTGAAAATGTAGTTGGATATGATTCAAATAATAAAGTAGTATTTTCTGCTGTTGTTACTGAAAATGGATGGGATAATGATATTAATCAACTAAGATTAATAGATTCAAAAGGTGAACTAGAAGTTGCAAATAAACTTTTAGGAACAAGGTCTAGATTGAATGGAACAGTTGCAAATATTAATCAGTTTAATTTAAAATCAACTCTAAATGTCACTAGCAAAAGGGTAAATGATTTTAGAGATAATGCTGGATATTTAAATGATTTCCAACAAAGAATTTCTGATAATGATTATTACCAAAAGTTTTCATATGCATTAAAATCAGAATTACCATATGATTCTTGGAGTGAATCTGTAAGATCTCTCGTTCATCCATCTGGATATAAAGAATTCTCAGATTTAGATATTGTTGAAAAAGCATCAAATTCAATGAAGATTGATGTTGGTGATTCTTCACTGAGTGTAAGTGTGAGCATTGATTCAAAAGAGTCAATGTATAATAAGTACAACTTCAGTATGGTTACGGAAGAAGACTCTCTCCCAGACGGTAGTGTTGAAAGAATATTCTTCCCAGAGGGTGTAGACCTAACCCCATTCATCTTAAGTTTAACTAATAAAGTCATATCTATTGATAATATTAGTGACCAATTTACTGGAATTTCAAGTGATATTGGTGGAACAATAGTTGGTTTAAGTACATTTAAGTTAAAAAATAATGGAGATTCGTTATTCTATAGAGAGTTTAACTCTTCTGATTTCAATTTAGTTTCTATTGATAATAATAAATTTTCTTTAACAAATCATAATTATCAGACAGGGCAAAGAATATTCTATGATGTTCAAGAATCTGATATCGACCCATTAGGTTCAGCAGTTACTATAGTTGATTTAAACTATCAAGCACCAAATGTTTCTCGGAATTTTGATAGTCCAATATTCACATTTGACACGGACCAGTTAAGTTTCGATCAAACTTAAACCATAAATAAAAGTAAATGTGTAGTGCATAATGGCGAAGCAAGCAATAGGCATAGGAAGTTTACCCAATGATGGAGGGGGTGATAGCCTTAGAGATGGTGCTATTAAGCTCAATAGCAATTTTAGTGAAATCTATACTGCTTTAGGTGATGGAAACACCATAACAAACTCCATTGCTTTTGCATCTGTTGCTGGGGTTTCAACCCTTTCTGATTATGCAACTAATGCAGGCATTGCTACTTTTTCAACTACTTCTGGATTTACTAGTTTCACTACAAATGCTGGTCTTTCTAGTGTTGCTGATTATGCTACTGTTGCTGGATTGGCAACAAATGCCACCTATGCAGATACATTAATCAATTCCCCAAATATTATTGTTGGTGTTATAACAGCATCAAGATTTGTTGGAGATGCATCTTATGCCAGTGGTATAGTTACTACACTAGTTGCTGGTTCTAATGTAAATATTGAAAGAACTGGTGGAATCGCAACAGTTAGTGTTGCTGGAGGTGGAGGTGGAGGTGGATTTGGTGTTGCCTCCCAGTGGTTAGACACACTTTCTGGCATTACCACTAGTTCCATAGTTGGTATCGGCACAACTGTACCTGATGTTTCTAGTCAATTGCATGTAAAAGGTGGCAGAATCAACGTCACTGGAGTTTCTGCTGGCAATGAAGCATTACAAATAGAGAATGGAGTAAAGATAAACTATGGTACATCTGGTGCTTCAATTTACTATGATTCAGTTGACTTAAGAATTGATACAAATTCATCTATTAGGATGAGTGATGGTGTCAGGAACGTATTTACCGCAACTGCCGGTGGTGGATCTGAATTATTCTTTGATGGTTCCAGAAAATTCACGACCACACAAATTGGTGGTCAGGTTGATGGAACTTTAAAAGTTGCTGGTCTTACCACCACGAATGCATTATATTCTGTAGGAGATATTACTGCTGCAGGGTTTATCACAGCAACAACTTATTATGGTAATGGTGGTAATTTAACTGGAATTGTAACCACATTAGTTGGTGGTTCTAATGTAAATCTTACTTTAGATGGTGGTCAGGTAACAATTGACGTAAACTCTGATTCTGTTTGGAATGGAAATGCCACTGGCATTAATACTTTAGGAAATATTGGAATTGGAACTACAACTGCATCACACAAATTAACCGTTGTTGGTGAGTCTTCATTTGATGGTGCAGTAGGATTTACTAGTGATATTACACTTTCCTCAGGAAGAATTGAAGTTCCTGCATCAAGCAATATAAAAATTGGAGCAGATATTATTGGGTCTGGGAGTTCAAGAAATATTGGTCTTGGTGATAGGGCACTCTCAACATTAAGTAGTGGTGGTGGTCATAACATTGCAATCGGTGATTTGTCTGGACAGACATTCTCATCTGGTCAGTATAATATTACCATTGGTGATAGATGTGGTCGTGAAATGACGACTGGTGATTATAATGTTATTTTAGGTGGTTTTAATGGTCAGAACTCTGAATTAGATATTAGAACATCAGATAATAACATCGTATTATCTGATGGACAAGGAAATGTTCGTTATTTTGTAGACTCAAACGGAAAAACTGGTATAAACACTACCATTACACCAGAAGCACTTAATGTTCTTGGTATTGTTTCTGCAACAGGTTTCTATGGTCAAATAAATGCAGAGCAACTGACTGGAGTTCTTCCAATTATTGATGGTAGTAATTTAACAGGGGTTACTGCTGTTGGTTCTGGTATTGAATTGGAAAATAATGGGTCTAGTATTGGTGTTGCTGCAACAGTTAACTTTAGTTCCAATTTAGATGTTTCTCTGAGTGCAGGTACTGCTACAGTATCCGTTTCCGATTTAAGTATCACCGATTTGAATGTAAGTGTTGCATCAACACTTGGAGTTGCTGATGCAACACAACTGACTGTTTCCGGTGTTGTAACTGCAACTACATTCAGTGGTTCGGGTACTTCACTCACTACACTTAATGCATCTGAACTAAGTTCAGGAACTATTCCTGATGCCAGATTCCCAGCAACTCTTCCAGCAGCATCTGGTGCATCATTAACTTCACTTAATGCATCAGAACTAAGTTCAGGAACTATTCCTGATGCTAGATTCCCAGCAACATTACCAGCAGCATCTGGTACAAACTTAACTAATCTACCATCATCACAACTAACTGGTGCTCTACCAGCAATTGACGGTTCTGCATTAACTGGCATTGTTGCATCAGGTACTGGTATTGCAATTGAAAGTAACGGATTCCCTGTAGGGTCTGCTACCACAATTGATTTGGGAGCAGGATTATCAGTTGAGATTAGTGGTGGTATTGCTACAGTCACTGCATCAGGTGGTTCTGGTGGTTCAAGAGTAGTTGTATCTGGTACAACTACTTCTATTACAGATGAGAGTATCGGTAATATAGATATAACAGGATATAAATCTTATGCATTAATGCATGTTGGTCTATCAACCGCAGGTTGGATACGACTATATACTGATAGCACATCAAGAGCAAATGATATTAATAGAGGTCTTGGGAATGACCCAACACCTGGCAGTGGGGTGATTGCTGAAGTTGTAACTACTGGAATTTCTACAGAACAAATAGTTTCTCCATTCACAATGGGTGGTAATCTGATGGATCCAGCAAATACAACAATATATGCATCAATTAAAAATCTTTCTGGTTCAACTCAAACTATTACAGCAAACCTAACAATTCTCCCACTGGAGGCTTAATTAACAAATGGCAATTTCTACACATAGAGTCACGATAAACCCTCAGGATTTATCATCATATACTAAAGAAGATGTTCTAACACAGTTAGAAGATGGAATATCATGGTTGGGATGGCATGGTGATAGTCTTAGTGGATTAGTCTGTGGAGTTACCTCATTTACTGGTGGTGGAAGTATTACAGATGAAACCGTCTTCAATTATGAAGACGTTTATCCAATTGCAACAACTGGTATTGGAACAGGTGCATCATTTTTCGTAGCAAGAGGTAAGGGAGAAGTTGGATATGTTGTTGCAAATAGACCAGGTAAAAATTATGTTCCAGGTGACACAGTAACGTTATCAGCAGAAGACATTGGTGGTTCTGCAAATGGTGCTACAGATATTACAGTAAGACTTACAATTGCTGGTGAAGCAACTGGTGGTCTTGGATATGGTATCACTCTTACTGGAACATATGAAACAGAAGGGGCAGATAGGAACGGATTTGTTACAGGTAATGATGCGACTATAACGATTAAAGAGGGTGATACTCTTACTCTTGAAAATTATATGTCAAGTAGTAGTTATGAAGTCAATATTATTCAAAGTGGAGCACACTTTAGCAAAAATTATAGACATACTAATAGTAGTGATTATAAAGTTGGATATTATGATGGTTTAATTCATAACGTTATAGGAAATAATGATACAAGTAGCAATAGTGGTGGTATAACTAGATTCAAACCTTTACCTGGACAGAGAGGAACATACTTTGTTGTTGATAATGGCGGTGATTTCGCATCATTTACTCCAAAAATTGTAGTTCAACCAGCTACTTCTGGTATTACTACCTTTAGTTATGGTTCAACTGCATCTTACTATGCAAAGGACACTTCAGGTAGTTATCCTTGGGCTTGTTGGAGACACGTTGTCCAGGATAACAAAAAATTTGGAGACACATATCGTGTCTTTGGTATGGTAAACTCAACTCAATATTTAACTACTTGGGCTGGTTCTGGATTTTTCCCAGCTAGTTTTAATAGCACTGATACTAATTCATATCAGTATGGTTCTGGACATGCAAGGAATTTTAGATTAGCAGGACTAGAAAATGCTGATATATCAGCATATGATATATTCGACGAGCAGTCATCACCAGAGGATAGTATGACTGGATTTGAGTATATTAGTCAAGGAAGCAGAACTAGCACAGCATACAAAATAGATACTGGTGGATCAACTAGTCGTCAATTAGACTTGAATATATTTAAGTCTGGTATTGACCCAAGATTTGCAGTCTTTTCATATACTAAACCAACACAATCAGCAACTAAACTAAGAGATAGAACATTTGGTACATTCTTTTTCCACAATTTTGAATCAACAATCTGGGATTATGATGATCAATTTTTGAGTGGACTTACTCATATAATACCAAGTGACGATGATAATCGTGCAGGACTTACATTTAGAACATTTTTAAATGGAACTTCCTATTACTACGGCAGTAGTAATAAGAGATATCCAGCAAAAAGAAGTGCTGAATTTGGATATTCTACAGTAGATGATAGTAACAGTAATTCACCGAGTGAGCACTATCATGATTCTTGGATAGACACGTTTTATCAGACAAATACTGATAATGAAACTGTAAACCCTGGAACTGTAAAAATTTACTATAGAGATTCAACGGCAAGAGGTAGATCATATACAAATCAGAGTGGATATGCCATTAATAGATTATCAAGTGACTTAGATTTCAATGCTGTAATTAAAGGAATACCTTTAAATGCAAGAATCATGCCTGTTCCATATTACATACCTGATGATTTTGTTTTAATTGATTTTTACTACAATGTATCAGGTGTAAACATTCAGCAGGGAGATACAATTTCAATTAGTGGTTCTGAGCAGTATACAGTTATTCAGGGTTCATATCGTCAAACTGGTGGAACATATGGTGTTCTGTTCTGCGGAAGGGTTGTGTAATGGCAGATTTTAGTTTTTCTGGGTTAGATGGTGCAGTTGCAGCAGGATTAACCACTAAAATTCAAAGTGAAGAAATAAGTTTTGATGGTGCGAGTTTAGATAATGTTGTACTTAATATTGATGGAGTATATGGACCAATTGGTAGTGCAGTAACTTTTATTCCCGATCAAGGTTCATCAAGAACTGATTTTAATTTATCCAATGTTGTTCGTGAAGAAGTTGATTTTATACCAACATTAGTTTTTAATGGAAATACTTCAAGTGGTATTGAAACATCATCAACTTCAATTGTTGAAGAAGGTTTGGTGTTGTATTTAGAATCTACGAATTCCTCTTCTTACGGTGGTGCTGGCAATACTTGGACAGATATAAGTGGACGTGGAAATGATGCAACATTAATTGGGAATTATTCTTTCGCAAATTCCCAAATGATTTTTACCGATAATGGGTATGCAAGAATTCCAATAGATCCAGATTTTGATTTAATTGGTGATTTTGCATTTGAAACTGTTGTTTATATGACAGGAACTCCAGATTCAACATATCCATCTGGGTTAATTTCATGTTGGTCTGAACTAGACGATGGAAATAGAAATAATTTTCTTCTTGCGGTTAATAGTTCAAGACAAGTTTTTGTTCAAATGAATAATAATTCATTGTTATTAACACATCCAACTCCTCTTGATTTAAATCGTTGGCATCATATTGTATTTACTAGAAGAGGTTCTACAGTAGAATTATATATTGATAGTGTAAAACACTCTTTAGGGACAACATCATATTCTGATAATGTCTTGATGAGACGTGACCATCTAGAAATTGGAAGATATTCTGCATCTTCTGGTCAATCGTTTGAGGGTTCTATCCCAGTCGTAAGGATTTACACTGGAAGAGGATTATCATCTCAGGAAATATATGAAAACTCTAGAACTATTCCATATTACCCAAACAAAAGGTTGAATTTAACTGACGGCAAATTTACTATTGAAACTTTGCTTTATTGGTCTGGTTTATCACCTAGTGATGTTGCTGGAATAATTCTTGCACAAGATCCTAGTGATGGGATAAATCCAATGAATTTTAGATTTAGGATAAGAGATAGTTTAAAAAGGGCGCAGTTCCAGTATCAAACTACAGCATCAAGATCCAGTACACAGACATTGCACTCTGGAAGTGTTCAATTAGTAGCAAACTCATGGAATCACATTGCTGTTACTTATGATACCGTCACTCTAAGAATGTATATTAATGGTGTATTAGTTTCTTCTGCAGTAAGAACATTATACACAACTGAGGGTGTGTCAACTACAATTGGAGACTCTATAGATAATGATGAGCACCTATATGGAAAAGTTTCATATATACGTGCATATAAAGATAGGTGTTTTGATGATTATGAAGTCTTCTCTAATGCTAATAAATTATATGTAAGAGACTCAGTAGAATCAGAAGGTACAGTTAGTGTTGGTGTGGCAACAGACCTTGGTGTCACGGGAGCAATTCCTGGATACCTGACAGGTAGAAGACCAATAACAGGTTTAGTATTTCCTCGTGGTGTTTACAACAAGTAATAAGTAATAAGAAATGACAACTAGAGTAATTCCAGGTTCAGGTGCAGTATTTACACCAAATTTTGATGCTGAATATCGTGTTACATCATTTACGATACTTGATGGTGGTACTGGATATGCGAGTACAGACCCTCCTAAAATTGAAATATTAGGAACTAGAACTCCACTTGAGGAGGGTTCTTTTTATCCAATTATTGCTAATGGTAAGATTACTCAAATTGCTATATTGAATTCTGGAAGAGGATATTTTCCAGTTGAGGGGACATCAGATACAAAAGTTGGAATTGTTACTACAGAATATGTTGAAAGTTCATTAAAAGTAACTAAATTCGATTCAAATAATAATCCTTATGTCTCAGTTGCATCAACTGAGTCTCATGTTGTAATGCATGTTACTTCAGGAAAAGGAAGTGCTATTTTTGAGAATGGATATAATCGTACTATTGATCAATCTGGATATTCTGGAGTAACTGCTCCAATAACACCAAATTATTCTGGGCAACAAAATAGATTTTGGGGATTTTTCAATCCATTCCCATCTTACTTCACAACTGGTCTTGGCACTGACGCAAAATTCAATGCATTCATTGTTTATGATTCCTTTACTGGTGATGCAATATCAACTTCATTAGTATTAAGGTCTGGTGGTCAAAAATATTCAATTGGAGATCAAGTTTCAATATCTGGAACATATTTTGGTGGTAACACTCCAGCAAATGATATATCATTTACAGTTTCAACTACAACTAACACAAGAATTGGTTCTGAAGCAAATAATAGTTATGTTGGAGTTCCTGGTGAAACAATATCAGGAATTGGTTCTGGTGTAATTTTAACTCTCACAAGAGACCAATTGGGTGATATTGATGAAATAGAAGTCACCAATGGTGGTGCTGGTTATGCATTAACAAGCACCATTGGTGTTTCTGGAACTTTCATCGGTGGTTCTACACCAGGAGATGATTTAAAGTTATCTCCAGAAGTTTTGGGTGCAAATACACTACCACCAGTCTCTTACATCCAGAAGACCGATGATAATGGATTTAGAGTTAGTGGATTATCAACTACTTCTCCATTTATAACATTAAGAAGTTATGGTATTGGAACTCATTCATTTAATTTCGAGAATCCAAATGCAAGTTCAATTATTCTAATTGATAATATTATTCAAAGTGCTCTATACAGAAGAGATTTAAATAGAACACTAACACAGCCAATTGGCATTAAAACAACAACTATACATTTAAGTGGAATCACCTCAATAACCTCTTTAGATACAATTCAAGTTGATTCTGAATACTTTGATGTTAAGGATGTCGGATTAAATGGTCCTAATACAGTTGAAGTTGTTAGGGGTACGATGGGTTCCGAGGTTGGTTACCACACGGTTGGAGCAGCAGTTACTGTCCTTAGAGGAGACTTTAACATCATTAGGGATGAGATTAATTTTAAATCTGCACCTTTTGGTCCTATTGGACCAGATGGATTAGAAATTAACTCATCCTTTAATGGAAGAATGTTCTCAAGACAAGTTGATTATGGAAATCAACCAAATGATAAAAACGTTGTATTTGATGATATTAGCACAAAGTTTGTTGGGGCATCATCAACAGAGTTTTTCCTAGAAAGTAATACTCAACCACTGGTTGGCATTTTTACTGATACATCGGCAGTTTTAGTTGGTGGTATTGATGTAAACTTAAATCCATTAGTTCTCATCAATAATGTATCACAGATTTCAGGAACAGATTTTGATATTGATAACGATAGACTACAATTAGAAAAAGGAAATAGAATCAAATTTTTAACAGGAACTCCAGGTGCTGGAAAAATTTCAAGAACAACCAATAACAGTGGATTGGGATATCAGAGACTTGTTGGAGCAGGTGGAACAATAGTAGTTGGAGCAGGTGGAACTATTGTTAGTATTGATATACAACAATTTGGTAGTGGGTATAGAACAGCACCAGAAGTTCAAGTTATATCAAATGTTGGTAGTGGAGCATCATTAGTTGCAAATATTGGTGCAGGTGGAGTTATTACCTCTATTGATATAATTGAATCTGGAACTGGTTATGTTGAACCAAGATTAAAAGTCGATATTCCTATTAATTATAGTGATATAGAACTTGAGTATGCAACATCACCACCAGGTGAGGGAATTGGTGCAAGAGCATCTGTTGTAGTTGGAAATAGGGGAGATATTATTGGTTTTGAAATGGAAGAACCTGGAATATATTATAAGATTGGAGATAGATTGAAGTTCCCAATAACAGAATTACTACCAAGTACAGGTATATCCACAGTAAATGTTATTGCTCTTTCTTATGAAAATACTACAGGTCTTACCACAGTATTCACAGATACTGCACATGGATTAATGCCAGATGACTATGTGAGGTTGTCAGGAGTTGCAATGACTTGCGAATCTTGGACAGGATTTACAACATTTACAATCAACAGCTTCAATTATGAACCGTCTGCTGGTATTTGCACTATAACAACCGAAATACCTCATGGATTACCAGAGGGTGACTATATTCAGTTGGAGGAAATTAATTTAACGTGTATATCTGAGTATACTGGTATTACTTCAACTGTTTTCCCATATCCAGCAGGAATTAACACCTTTGGTAATACATACCCACAAAGTAGTCCAAATACTCTTGGTGGAACATATAATGTATTCAGATCTATAGCAGGTACATCAGGGACAACTATCGTTTTCAATGCTGGTGTTTCTACCATAACTCATCTTTATGATCCAGGTAGTTTTATTCAAAATGTAACACCAACAGATGCTTATTATGACCCACTAAGTGGTGAATTTACAGTCACTTCTGTTGGGCATACAGTGACTACTAATAATAGAATTCAACTGTTGGAGGGTGGATTTGCATTCACATGTTCGATGGATAATAATGTCACTGAGCATTATTTACCAGAAAGTGATCACTTCGCAATAGGAAGATTGCTTCAGGTAACTGGAGTAACCACAGATACTTTCACAGCATATGTTGGTGCTGCTGGTCCAGGAGATTTTTATACCCCATCAAATGCCTCATACAATACAAGTACTGGAGATATTACTCTCACATTAGGAAATCATAATGTTTCAATTGGTGATACTATCTTTATACGTGATAGTGCTTTGACATTTACTTGTGATATGGATTCCAACCAGGCACAAAAAACTTATCCCCGTCCTGGAATTGATCCATATGCAAACAAAGGAATCGAAGTTACAGGAGTTGCGGGAACAACAGTAACAATAAATGTTGGATCTGCAGGAACGGATAGATTCTATACACCTTCTGATGCTGATTATAATCCAGTAACAGGTGATTTAACTGTTACTGTAGGACAACATGGACTAGGTGTTGGTAGAAATGTAGTTCTTGCAGATAATTCGTTTACATTTACATGTGCGTTAGATGGACATGGAACACAACACAATTATCCCCGTCCTGGTATTGATCCCTATGCAGGAAAATCAATACCAATTACGAATGTTGGATTAACAACTCATACAGTAACTAATGCGGTTTATAATGCAACTGTAGGTGTTGTTTCTTTCACCGTTCCAAATCACGGATTTAGTAATAGTGATTATGTAAAAGTAGATGATAATTCACTACTGTTTACATGTGATCTTGATGGAAATACAGCAATTAAGGCATATCCAAGACCAAATTATGATTTCCCAAGTGGTAGATGGATGATTATCAGTAATTCAACAACTGATACTTTTGAAATTAATGTAGGACCATCAACATATACAGGTAATCATACATTTGTGAGTGCCGATCCTTACAGTCTCGAAAGGCAAGATGGAACATTTACAATTAATGTGGGTACAGGGGGGACAGATACTAGTGAACATACTTTCGTTACTGCTTCATTAAATGCAATTGAATATACCCCACAATCTACACATACATTTGTAAGTGCATTAACAAACTCAATAGCAAGAAATCCAGAAAGATATTTCACCCCATCTGATGCAACTTATAATCCAATTTCTGGTGATGTAGTTTTAACAATTGGAGAGCATCCATTTACAAAAGGTGAAGGAATTGTATTAAGACCAAATTCATTATCATTTACTTGTGATATGGACAATAATCAGTCCGTTAAATCATATCCACGTCCTGGTATCGACCCATATGCAGCAAGATCAATTCCAGTTAAAGATTTTACATCAACAACAATTACTTTAAATGTTGGTGTTTCTGGACCAAACAGATATTATACTCCAACAGATGCAAACTACAATCCATCTACTGGTAATTTAACTGTCACTGTAGGTCAACACGGATTAGGTGTAGGAAGAAATGTTGTTTTAGATGACAATTCATTCACATTTACTTGTGATTTAGATGGTAATTCTACACAACATACTTACCCACGTCCTGGAAGTGATCCTTATGCAGGACGTTCTATAGAAATTATACAAGTAGGTCTAACTACACACACTGCGACTGATGCACCTTACAATGCAGTAACTGGAGTTGTTACACTAGAAGTTACTGGTCATGGATTTAGTAATGGTGATTATGTATTAATTGAAGATAATTCATTGAGATATTCTTGTGATTTAGATGGTCATTCTCAATGGAAATATTACCCAAGACCAAATTATGATTACCCAAGTGGAAGATGGTTAGCAATTTCAAATGTAACCACTGACACTTTCGATATTAATGTTGGTGAATCAAGTTATACAGGAATTCATACATTCATAAGTGCAACTACTGATGGAATTAAGAGACAGGATGGAACATTTATAATGTATGTTGGTACTGGTGGAACAGACACTAGTAATCATACATTTGTAAGTGCATCTACAAATGCTATTAAGCATGAACCACAGTCAAATCATACTTTTATTGCTGGAATTCCATATTCAGTAAGACAAGATATACAAGCACCTCATACTTTTGTCAGGTCTTCAGATGATGCTATTTCTGTCTATAGTTATAATGGAACTGCAACAATAGGTATTACTTCAACTGTTTTCCCATATCCAGGAGCAAGTTACAACACTGTTGGTGATACATTCGATGTATTCACTGCACTAGAAGGAACAGAAGGGACAACTGTCGTATTAAATGCTGGAATTTCAACTATTGCACATACCTATGACTTTGGTGGAACAATAACAAATACACCTTTCACTGAATTTGAAGTAGTTGTTGATGAATCAATGACTGATAAGTTTAGTGGTTTCTATCCAGGTCAGTTTATACAATTTGATGATGTCTCAAGATTATTCAACGGAAGAAAAAGAAAATTCACTTTAACAGTTACTGAAGGAAATGAAACCAAAATCTTAAGTTTAAAGACTAAAAAAGAATCTGATATGAGAATGGAAAACAATTTATTCGTTTTCGTTAATGATGTATTGCAGCAACCATATTATTCATACATTTGGAATGGTTCTAGAATTGTATTTAAAGAGGCACCTTTAAGAAATTCCAAATGTACTATATTATTCTTCAGAGGTTCTGATTTAGATGTTATTCAGATAGATCCACCAGAAACAATCAAAGAGGGTGATGTTGTTCAGATTGGTGAGAATAAATTTGACCCAATTGATAGAGAACAGTTTGAGAGAGTTGTTAAGAAAATTATTTCTACAGATACCTTAGATACATTTACTTATGATAGTCTTGGAATTAATACCGATCCAAATAAAGAAAGACCAGTAAGATGGGAAAAACAAACCCAAGATAAAATTATTAATGGTGTCTTGTATTCTAAAGCAAGACCAAGTTTACGTTCTAGAGTTGCTCCAATTACTAGACTCATTAAATCAGTTGAAGAAGATGATATTGAAATCTACGTAAATAATGCTTTTCCATTATTTACTGATGTTGATAAATTACAGGAAAGTTTGAGAAATATAAAAATTGTTGATGACGGAGAAATAGAACCAGCAATAGTTCAATCAACAGTTTCAACAACATCTTCAATAGAATCATTAACAATTGTTGATGGTGGGTCTGGTTTTGACACTATAGTAAATCCAACTGTAGCAATTTCCTCTGCATTTATTGATAAAAAAGACCCAATTTATAATTGGACTGGTGCATCTGGTATCTCAAGTATCTTTAACTTCACAAGTGTCTTAATTTCATCTCCAATAGTTGCAGTTGGATCTAGTAATCTATTGGGAATTTCAACAGATGGAACAAATTGGCAAGAAAGTACTATTGGATATGGAAGTACTGATGTCATAGATTTTAACTCTATTGCATTTGCACCACAAGACAATTTTGTTGCAGTTGGAAGCACTGGAACTATAGTTAAAGGTTCTGGTATTGGTGGAACTTCAATGACCTGGAGTGAACTGACTAAGTTCAAAGAAACATTCTTTATTGGTTCACCTATTCCAACTTTATCTGCAAGTAACTATGATGATGCACTTAATGAGATAATTTATCACCCACAAAAAGATACATGGATTGCTGTTGGTGATAATCGTGGTGTGTTTAAAGCAGTAGGAATTGGGACAACAACTTTCTATGAAAAGACACCACCAACTTTAGGTAATCTCAATAGTGTAGCATTTAATTCAACTACGATTGTAGCAGTTGGAGATGGAGCAAATATAGCTTATTCAAATGATGGTAATATTTGGTCTCAATCTTTTGGCATTCCTTCGACAAGAGATTTAGAATCTGTAATATGGACTGGAACTACTTTTATTGCTGTAGGAAATCAAGGTACAATATTAACATCTGATAACGGGTCTACTAATTGGATAAAAATTACTCCAAATATATCCTTCAATTTTACTAAGATAAGGTATGAATATGGTTTATTTGTTGCTTTAAATGACTCTGGTCAATTATATTACTCAATGAATTTAGAAACCTGGGTGTTCAGAGAGACAAATTCTTTATATCAATTAAATGATTTAAGATTTATACCCACACCTCCACCAGTAGAGCAGAGAGATCCAAATGTTCCTGTAATTACAGATGAAGGTAGATTTGTTGCTGTAGGTTCAGCAGGAACTGCTATCTATGCCGAACCAATCTTCAATAGAGCAACAGGAATTTCTACAGTAACAAATGGTTCCGTATCTTCAGTTACAATTACAAATCCTGGATTTGGTTATCAGTATAATATTGCACCTCCAGTCATAATTGAATCCGATACAATTCAGTCTGAGCAAATCAGGTCAATAAAAGTTGTTGGTGACTTTGGACTTATTAAAAATGTTTCTGTTGGAAATTCCTTTATTAATTTCGAGTTAGAATCTGAGAGATATGATAATACTACTCTAGGTATTGGTTATTCATCACTAAATACCTATGGTGTAAACTTTAGTGAACTTGAAGTTGGTGATTACTTTGTAATTACTGAAAGTAATACCGTTGTTGGTCAAGCACTTACTGGAATTACTACTTACAGTGGTGGATTAAATAATTATCCAGATTCTAAAGTTGGAACTGCACAATCTGGTGGTTCTATCAATGGCATATACAGAGCAGAACGTGTTTCTCCACCACCAAGTGGTGTTGGGATTGTTACAGTAAGATGCATGTTTGCATATGGTTCGGATTATGCAGAGCAACCTATAACAGCATTTGTAGATACCACTGCAAATACTAATGGAACTCATGGAAGATACTCTTGGGGTAAAATATATGATTATCAGAATAGAAGAGCATTTACACCAAAGGAATTTGTTGTAAATACAGATAATGGTACTGTTGGTTTATCTACTGCACCACAAGTGTATAGAACCCGTACTATAAAATAGCAATAAATAAAGAAAAAAGTATTGTAGTATAAAAATGCCTGCTATTATCACTGAAAATTTTAGAGTAATGAACGCCGAAACTTTTATACAGAGTTTTGTTTCGGTTGGTAATACTTCTAATACATATTATACTTTTATTGGTCAACCCAATAGTCTGAATCCTCTAGCTGGTGGAACAGACTCTTGGGGTCTTGGGTACTCACCTACAGATGGAATAGAAGAACAGAATAGAATTAAAGAAACTATTCTTTCCATGAAAAAGGTGACAAACCAAGATGTAAGGAGAATGATTAGAAAAGTTGAGTGGACATCTGGAACTACTTATGAAATGTACCGTCATGATTATACAATCTACAATAAAACTCCAATAACAAATCAACCAAGTTTATATGAATCTAATTTTTATGTTATAAACGAAGATTTCAGAGTTTATGTTTGTCTTCAGAATGGTAGTGACCCAGAAAACCCAACAGGAAGACCATCATTTGACCAACCAGAATTTGTTGACTTAGAACCAAGACCAGCAGGAACTTCTGGTGATGGATATATTTGGAAATATCTTTTTACAATCAAACCATCCGAGATTGTAAAATTTGATTCTATTGAGTTTATTCCTGTACCAGAAAATTGGGGAAATGTAGGAGAAACAATATCAACAAAAAATAATGCTATTGATGGAAAGATTGAGGTAATTACTATTGCAAACAGAGGTATTGGTTATCAACCAATTTCTAAATCTTTTACTAATATTCCTATATTGGGTGATGGGATAGGTGGAAAGGCAACAATTACTGTAGATTCTTTTGGTAAAGTTTCTGAGGTATTTGTAACAGATGGTGGTTCTAATTATACTAGTGGAATTATAAAATTCCAACCAGGTGCTCCTGGAGTACCATTAGAATTAACAAATAATGGAACTGTTGCTGAATTTAATGTAATAATTCCCCCAAAAGGTGGACATGGTTTTGATATATACAAAGAATTGGGTGCATATCGAGTCTTAGTATACTCTAGATATGCTACAGATGAAACAAATCCAGACGTAATCTTAGGAAACGATTTTGCTAGAATTGGAATAATTAAAAATCCAACAGTATTTGGAAGCACAACAGAAAAATTGTCTTTAAATGAAGTTAGTGCTCTAGACTCGTTGAAATTGTCTGGAATTGCAACTGCAAATAATGAAACTTATCCAGTAGATTCGCAAATTACCCAAACTATCGGTACTGGACAAACTGCTGTTGGTTTTGTAGCATCTTGGGATTCTATAACTGGAGTATTAAAATACTATCAACCAGTTGGATTAGCAACTGAGGGTGTTAATTATCAACTTAGTAAGTTTAGTTCCTCACCAATTGCTGGAGGAAATCTTATAGTTAATTGCAGTAATTCAAATGCATCATTATCAGTTGATACTAATTTTACTGGTGTTAGTACCGTAATAAATAATAGGACATATCAGTTAGGTAGTACTTTTGTTTCTGGGATTTCTTCTGCAGAGTTTAACAAAAAATCAGGTGACATAATCTACGTCGATAACAGGCAACCAATCCCAAGATCGGCTAATCAAAAAGAAGATATTAAAATCATATTGGAGTTCTAAAAAAAAATGCCACAAAATACAAATTTAAATATTTCTCCATATTTTGATGACTTTGAATCTGATAAAAATTATCAGAGAGTGTTGTTTAAGCCTGCTACTCCAATACAGGCAAGAGAATTAACAACTTTACAATCTATCTTACAAAATCAAATTGAAAAATTTGGTCAGCACTTCTTCAAAGAAGGTGCTATGGTTGTGCCTGGTCAAATATCATATGATTCCAACTATACTTGTGTTGAGATTGATGAAACCCATTTAGGTATACCTGTTTCATTGTATATCAATGAAATGATTGGTAAAAAAATTAGAGGAGAAGTAAGTGGTGTTACTGCAAAAGTAGAAAACTTCATTAGTAATGTAACTTCAGAAAGAGGTAATTATACACTATACATTAAATATCAAGGTTCTAGTAATACAAACTTTTCAACAAGTACGTTCCTAGATGGAGAAAACTTGATTGTTGAAGAAAATGTTTCTTACGGAGTATCGTCTTTAAGAGAAGATACAACTTTTGCAACAACTATCATTTCTGGTTCAACATCCGTTGGTTCTGCAGTAAAAATTGAGTCTGGTGTATACTTCATTAGAGGATTTTTTGTAACTGTCAATCCAGAAACTGTTGTTTTAGATCAATACTCTAACTCACCAAGTTATAGAGTTGGTTTACTAATTAATGAAGAATTAGCAGTTGCTTCAAATAATTATAATGATTTATATGATAATGCCCAGGGATTTTCTAATTTCTCTGCCCCTGGAGCAGATAGATTAGAAGTAGGTGTTACATTAATAAAAAAAGAAATTGATAATTTTAATGATGAAAATTTTGTTGAACTTTTAAGATTAGTAAATGGTGGTTTACAGAAGTTTGTTAAAGAGACTAATTATAATTTAATTAGAGATGAATTAGCAAAAAGGACTTATGAAGAATCTGGAGATTATTATATAAAACCATATAATATCTCTATTAAAGAGTCTTTAAATAATAGAGTTGGAAATAATGGAATATATCTTGAAAATCAGGAAACAAAACAAGGAAATATTCCAAGTGATGATTTAGGGTGTTTGCAAATTTCACCAGGAAAAGCATATGTAAAGGGTTATTCAGTTGAAACTATAAGCAGTTCGATTATAGATTTCAGAAAACCAAGAGATACTGAAAAAGCAGATAATGATTCTGTTCCTTTCAGTGTTGGTAGACAGGTAATTATCAATAATGTTTATGGTTCTATTCCTGTTGGATTTGACAATACCTCAACAGTAGAATTGTATGATAGTAGAACAGTAACTCCAGGTTCTGCATCTGGTAATAAAATCGGTGTTGCTAGATTATATAATCTGAAATTAAAAAATGCAGAATACATTAATGCAACAACTCAGTATGAGTGTTCACTCTATGATATTCAAACATATACAACAATAACACTTAATACCAGTTTATCAAAACCATCTTCAACTTTCATTGAAGGAAAAAATAGTTCAGCTAGTGGATATTTGGTATCAGATGTTGTAAATAGTAATTTACTTACTTTATATCAAGTATCTGGTAATTTTAAAGATGAAGAAGCAATAATAATTGATGGGGTTGATGATGGAAGAGTTATTAGTAACGTAAGAGACTATAGTCTTAGTGATGTTCATCAATTAAGAACTGATAATTCTGGAAGTAGTCTTGGAAGCTTCACTGCTGATCCAGTTCTTTCTAATAAAGTTAATTTAGCAGATATTTCAGCACAGTTCACTATAACTGGTGAATCTGCTGGTATAAGTACAGTTACAACTTCATCGAGTTCATTCTATGAAGGACTTTATGTCGGTAGTATTGTTTCATATACAAAAGAAGGGAATAGTGTTCCAACTTTTAACAAAGTTACGGAAATTGATAAAACAGCAGATATAGTAAAGATTCAAGCAGTTGGAACTACTCCTGGTATAAATGATGGTACACTCCCAGGAACAAGTATAGTAACTAATGACTTTAGAAAGGTAACATTAGAAATATTAAATACATCAAACGCATTTTTATACACAAAATTAAGGCATAAAAATATTTCTTCTGTTGATTTGAGTAATGCTCAATCAGTAATTAAAAAGTCATATCCAATTACAGTTTCTGCAAATGCATATAGTGCAACACTAGAAACTGATACTAGTTTAACTTTAGAACCATTTGATGAAGAGGATTATAACTTAACTTTTATATCTAATGGAGCAATTGAATCCTTATCTAATCAAAAAATACAACTATCAGGAAGAACTGTAAGTTTAAGTAATTTGTCCGGTAATGGTTCAGCAATACTTACTGTTTCATATAGAAAAGTTAATACTACAGTAAAAAGAAAATTATATAACCGATGCAATACCCTAGTTATTAATGGTTCATCATCACCTGCTTCTGGTATTGGAAACACAACTCTTGACGATGGATTAGTATATAGTGAATATTATGGATTAAGAGTACAAGATAAAATAATTTCTCTAAATGTTCCTGATGTTGAGAGAATTTTGGGAATTTATGAATCATCTACTACTTCAGATCCAAATTTACCAAAGGTAACATTAACATCACTTAACTCTAGTGTTAATAACTTATTAAAGGGTGAAAGACTCGTAGGTCAAACTAGTGGTGCTGTTGCAAACTTTGTCGGTAGTGATAGTGTAAACACAATTGATGTTGTATATATTAATGAAAACAGATTTTCACTAAATGAAACTATTATTTCTGATGAGACTAATATTAGTGGAGTAGTATTTTCAGTAGTTCTCGGTGATAAAAATATTAAAAATAGTTTCATTTTTGATAATGGGCAAAGATCTGAATATTACGATTACTCAAGAATAATTAGAAAGTCTGAAATATCTTCTCCAACTAAAAAAATTAAAATTGTATACAATCAGTATTCAATCAACTCATCCGATGATGGTGACTTTGTATCAGTTGACTCTTATGATAGTGATAGATATAGTAAGAATATTCCAGTAATCGATGGAGTAAGAAATACAGATATCATTGATTTTAGACCAAGAGTTTCATTGTTTGATACATCTTCTGCTACAAAATCACCATTTGAATATGATTCAAGATTATTCTCATTATCGGCAAATTCATCTAATTATGTATTTGCAAAAGATAAGAATTTAAATATATCTTACAATTACTATCTTGCTAGAATTGATAAGTTATTTTTAACAAAGGATGGTGCTTTTATATTAAATCAGGGTGTCCCATCATTAACACCAAAGGCACCAAATGTTATTGATTCTTCATTAGAGATAGCAACAATTTACTATCCACCATATGTTTATGATACAAAAACAATAAAAACATCTCTTTCTGCACATAAGAGATATAGAATGAAAGATATCTCTAGATTAGAGGATAGACTTTCTAATGTTGAATATTACAGTTCACTGTCTTTATTAGAAACTGACACCAAAAATTTACTTATAAGAAATCCAAAAACTGGTCTAGATAAGTTCAAATGTGGTTTCTTTGTTGATAATTTTAAAAGTGGTTTTGGTGGTGATATTTCAAATCCATCTTATAAAGCAAGTACAGATACTGCAATTGGTGTAGTAAGACCAACACATTATACCACTTCTACTGGACTAATTCTTGGTTCAGAAGCTATTATTGGTATTGGACAATCCTCAAACCCAAATATTGATTTAAGACACGCAACAGATTTGGGAACCAATAATCTTAAGAGAGTTGGTGATTTGGTCATGTTAAACTACAATGATGAGATATACACTAAGAATCAATTTGCAACCAGAGCAGTAAACGTAAATCCATTTAATATCCCAGTATGGATTGGTTCAATTGAATTGAATCCTTCTACTGATACTTGGATTGAAACAAGATTGACGACTAGAACCGAAGATGTTGAAGGAACATATAAAAATGCTATAGCACAATTGGGTGCGGACACAAATACTGGACTATCTCCTATAAATTGGAATTCTTGGGAAACTAATTGGACTGGAGTTACAAATCTAAATTCTGAATTAACCGGAACTAGTACAGAGGTAAATTCATCTTCTGGTAATAATGTTGATACATCAACAACCACAACAACACAATTTATAACAGACACTTTCAGACAAACAACAGATCAATCCAGAACAGGAATTCAATGGCAAGTTAGTGAAAGATTCAATAATGTTTCTATTGGAGATAAGATTGTTTCGAGATCAATTGTTGGATTTATGCGTTCTAGAAACGTTGAGATGATTTCTCGTAGATTAAAACCTTCTACAAGATTCTATTCATTCTTTGATAATGTTTCTATGAATGATTTTGTAGTTCCAAAACTACTTGAAGTAAACATGGTCAGTGGTACATTTGTTGAGGGTGAGACTGTTATTGGACAAATGCCTGTTTCTATTTTGAATAATAAAGGAATTGTATTCAGACTAGCAAAACAAAATCATAAGTATGGTCCATATAATTCTCCAGAAGAAGTTTATGCAGAAAATCCATACAATTCAGGAAATCAACTTTCTTCATCGTATTCATCAACAACTACAATTTTGAATGTTGATACTGCAAGTTTGGAAAATCAAGCAGATTCAAATTTCTTTGGATGTATTTCTATTGGTATGCAATTAATTGGAGAAACAAGTAATGCAATTGCAGAAGTATCAGATATAAGACTTATTACTGATAAATCTGGAACATTAATTGCATCATTATTCTTCCCAGACCCAACTATATTATCAAACCCAACATTTGAAACAGGAACAAAAACACTTACATTATCGACAAGTTCAACAAATACCTTAGCACCAGGAGTTTCTGAAAGTTCTGCTGAAACTAATTTCACATCAAGTGGAACAATTGATAACGTAGAATCACTGACATTGAGTATCAGAGAAGCTGATATTGAAAGAGTTGCAGTTCCACCAGAAAATAGAACATTAACAAATGACTTTAGTGTAGACCGCACTAATACTCTTGTTAACACTAATACTGTTCGCACAGAAATAATTGAAAGTACCGTTATTGTAACTGAAATTGTTAGGGTTCCTGCTGATCCACCAATTCCAAGAAGATGGAGAGATCCACTCGCACAAACATTCCAAGTTACTGATAAAAATGGAATTTTTATCACCAAGTGCGATGTATTCTTCCAATCAAAAGATACCTCAGATATTCCAGTAACTTTACAAATAAGAACAAGTTCTTTAGGTGTACCTACACAAGAAGTATTACCATTTAGTGAAGTTACATTATCACCAAGTAATATCAATACTTCTGAAGATGCTTCTTCTGCAACAACATTCACATTCCCATCTCCATTATTCTTAGGTGGAATAAAAGACTATGCAATAGTTCTAATGTCGGATTCAACAGAATATAATGTTTGGATTTCTAGAATGACTGAAGTTGATATTTCAACAGTGAATAATGCAGATTCCGAAAAAATTCTTGTTTCACAACAACCAACATTAGGTTCTCTATTCAAATCACAGAATGGTGCTACATGGGAACCATCACAATTAGAAGACTTGAAGTTTACCCTGTACAGAGCAGATTTTAACTCAAGTAGTGGATCTTTTAGACTTTATAATCCAAAACTTGGAATTGGAAATAGACAAGTAGCATCGTTGAGACCCAATCCAATAGTAGCATCTACTAAAAAAGTTTTAGTTGGACTCGCATTGAGTTTAAGTAGCTCCGATATTTCAAATCTAGTACCAGGAATTACAATACGACAAAGTGGTTATGACAATTTCTCTGGAAAACTTGAAAGTGTTGTTGGTTCTATTGGCATTGGAAGTGTCTTAAGTATTACAAATGCTGGTGTAGCATATACTTCAAATGCAACATATTCTGATGCTCCACTCTTAACATTATCAGGAAGAGGTTCTGGAGCAAAGGTTGACCTAACTATTGAGAATAATATTGCTATTGCTGCTACTGTTTCTATTGGAGGAACAGGATATGCTAAAGGTGATACTTTAACTGTCTCACCTTCAGAAACAGGTGGTTTTGGTAAAAACTTGGTCTTGTCTATTCCAAATAGTGTTGGAGTTATTTCAGCATTTAACTCACTAATTATTGATAAAGTTCAAGATGAAGTAAATACATCTGGTGTTTCAAATGAGATATCTTACATAAATTCTGGTGGAGGAATATCAACTATTTCAGATGGTTACGTTAATTACTCTGAAACAATTACTGATGGATTGTATTTTAAAGTAAATCACAATAATCATGGAATGTATTCACAGCAGAATAAGGTAACAATTACTGGAATTGAGCCTGATATCGCACCAGAAAAACTCATTGTTGACTATAATCAGGCATCGACAAATAGTATTCAAGTAAATTCTGTTGGTATATTCACCAGTTTTGAAAACTTAGAAGTTTCAGCAACAAATCCTGGATATATTAAAATTAATGGTGAAATTATTAAATATACTTCATATGAACTCAGCACAAATACATTAACTGGAATAACAAGAGGGATTATTGATGGGCAAGAGGATTTCCTTCTCCCTATGGTCATTCCTTACCATAATGTTGGGTCACCAGTATTTAAATATGAATTTAATGGTATTTCTTTAAGAAGAATTAATAGAACACATTCATTTGCAGATGTTGATATTAATAAGTATCCTATTAGTTTAGATAGTTACTATATTAAACTTAATACTGAATCTAATGGACCAGATAGGAAATTTATTAGTCCTAAATTATTCTTCAATGATACAAAATCGGGTGGAACTTATGATTTAGATGATTCTGCTTCTGGTTCAAACACAATATCTGGACCAAAAGCAACACAGAATATTCAGTTTAATTCAATCAAACCAAATATACAAACTATGATTCCAGAAAAAACATCTATCTCTGCAAAGGCAAGAACATTCTCTGGTCAAAGTATAAATGGAAATGAATCTACTTATGTAAGTAAAGAGTTCCAATCAATTTCATTGAATTCAAATAATTATCTATCAACACCAAGTATAATTGCATCAAACGTAAATGAACTTGAATACTTAGATGATTATCTTGGAAATAAATCATTTACATTAGAATTAAATCTATCTACTAGTGATAGTAAGTTGTCACCAGTTGTAGATCTTGATAGAATTGATATGATAACAACTATGAATAGAATCGATAGTCCAGTATCTAACTATAAAACAGATTCTAGAGTTAATAGTTTATATGATGATCCATCATCTGCAATATACATATCAAAAATTATTAGATTAGAAAGGAGTTCTGATAGTTTAAAAGTTTACTTTGATGCGTATAGAGATTCTTCAAATGAATTAATCGTTATGTATAGAATACTAAGACCCGATACACCAGATGACCAACAATTGTATGAACTATTCCCTGGATTTGAAAATATTGATGAAAATGGTAATGTAATTGACCCTAAAGATAATAATGGACAACCAGATGCATTTGCTCCTGCTTCAACTTCATTAGATGATTTTAGAAGTTATGAATACACTGCAGAAAACTTACCATTGTTTAATGGATTCCAAATTAAAATTATTATGGCAGGAACAAATCAATCATTTGTTCCAAATATTAGAGACTTAAGAGTAATTGCAACGTTATGATTCCAATAAAAGACAATGTGGGTTTTTATAGAGATGAAAAAACTAATGCAGTTCTAAACTGTAATGATGTACAATATAATGAGTATATAAAAATAAAAAATAAAAAATCTCTAGAAGAACAAGAGTTGAGTAAAATGAAAAATGATATTGAGGAAATTAAAAGTGCATTGAAGACTCTAATTGAAACGATAAATAAATAAAGGTTATTAATCTATTTTTCTGATGTCAGCTAAAGTAATCAATTTAGTTCTTGAACAGGGAACAGATTTCCAAAGTACATTTACTATATACAATGATAATGGGACTAAATTGAATTTGACTGGATATACAGGAAAAGGTTTAGTCAAGAAAAGTACATACTCATCAACTTCATATCCATTTTCTCTAACCTTTCCGAATAGGATTGGTGGTCAAATAAAGGTTTCTATGGCAAAAACAGATACTTCATTGATGGAAGGTGGTAGATACTTATATGATGTGGTGATAACATCTCCAAATGATTTTTCGACAAGAGTTGTTCAGGGTAGTGTGTTAGTAACACCAGGAGTTAGTATATGACAAATTATGACGTAAGACTAACTTCACAAGATAGGTTTACTGTTGACTTAAATTATGAAGTTCCATTTAAGCAGATACAATACAGTAATGTAATTCTTGATGATATTAATGTACAATTTGATGGAAATCAGACTAATTTTACATTATATGCAAATGGTGAAGAATACTTTCCGGTTAATGAACAACAATTAGTCATTTCTCTAGATGGTGTTTTACAAAAACCAGTAATTGATTATCAAATATCTGGTAGTACGATTACATTTTTAACTGCACCAACAGCAGGTCAACAATACTCAGCAATTGCACTTGCTACTGCAGCAGATGCTACTAGAAATATTGTCTTTATGATTGACAATGGTAGTATAGATATTACTCCAGGTGATAAAGGTTACTTACCATTAGATATTGGTGGAAAGATTGAATCATGGTCAATTTTATCAGAACAAACTGGAAACATTGCAATAGATATTGAAAAAACAACTTATGATGATTATCCATCAAATTTTGTTTCAATAGTTGGAACTGAATATCCAACTCTAATAAATGAAAATAAAAATAAAGATATTGAATTAACAACTTGGTTACCTATAATCAATATAAATGATGTGCTCAGATTTAGTGTTCTCAGTTGCTCTGGAATAAGTAGGTGTACAGTAGTTTTGAAGATGAAAGTCTAAATATTTTTAGATTATAAATAACAATAGGAAAAAAAATTTTGTTTCATAAAATAACGGAGACAGGTAAATGGCACTTTTAGTCCCAGATAGTGGTGAACTACAGACTCTACGATATCTTGTAAACACCAATCAAGATATCCCTAGAAACTTGATTCTCAAGTTGTACACTAGTAATACTACACCTGCAGAGGGTGATGTCCCAACTCAGGCAGCTTACTTTGAACCATATAATGAGTCTGGAACCATTGGTTATGGAACCGCACCAAATAATGGTTACCCATCATTAGTTAATAACAGATGGGATCAAGACTATACTAGTCAGTATGGTATTCTTCTCGACGGTACACGTTGGAATGTAAGAACAATTACAACTCCAATCGTAAATACCACTGGTAGTGGTACTGCTGGAGAATATACAATTACTGTTGCATCAACACTCAACATTGCAGTAGGACACTACGTAAGTGGTGGTAATGTTGGTTCAAATGCTACCGTTTGTGCCATTGACGGTAATGTACTTGTTCTTTCAGTTCCTAACACTGGTAACTTCTCCAACCAGTCACTTGATTTTGGTGTAGGAACAACAACTGCTTCATATCCAGAGCAAACATTCACCTTTACTGGTCCTGCAAACCAACAGTATGGTTACTACCTCGTAAGAGCAAACAATCTTCCACTAACACTTCATGGTGTTGATTCTGCAGCAACTTCTTTAGCAAACACTGGTGTTGCTAAGACTTTAACAACTGGTGTTATTGCACAAGAATTCATTACACTCAATCAGTTCAAGTGGGAACCAACAGGTGTTGGTACAGCAAGTAACTTTGAACTTGTTGTTTCTGATGCAACTGGTATTATGCCAAACCAAAGAGTGGTTGGTACAGGTCTTGCTGCTGAAACAAGAGTTGTTGGTGTAAATGGTGTTCAGGTCTATCTAGATAAAGCACTTTCTGGTGCTGCTTCTGGTGTAACTACTTTCTATAAGAGTATCACTGAGGACATCACACTTGGTATGGGTGTTACTCACACCAATGCTGGTGGTGAAACTAATGCACTTCCTGCTGATACAACTGTCACTGGTATTGATGAGAAAAACGGTATTGTATATCTAAGCAATGCTCTTGTAAATAACATTCAGGTTGCAACTGGTGACGAAGTAACCTTCGGTTCCAGTAAAGTAATCGGTACTGCACATGGTCTTGAGCCAGGTGATGTTATCTACATCGCAGCAGGTACAGGTAACACAACTACCACATCAAGTACATATACTGTATTTGAAGCTCCTGATGCAAATACATTCACACTATCACCAGCACTTGATGGTGTAGGAAATGTAACTCTATACAGCAGCATCTTCTTCGCAGAAAGATTCACAAATGGTCCATACAACGTTCAGAACAACGGTGACCAAATTAAGGTAACTCTAAACGTCAGCCTCGACTGATTTACGATTTACATTTTTTCAAAGGAGGGTCTACCCCTCCTTTTTTTGTGTCTTTATAAATAATTCAATAAAAGGTTTCTAGATAGATGGCAAGAAACGTAGGGGTAAATTCAACATTTGAGCAACAACGTTTAGTCATTAACGAGCTTGCTGTTGATGTTGAAACATTAGAAAATGCTGGTTATATTACTGATTACACAGAACAGGACAACTTAGGAACTGTTCTTTCTAGGGGAAATCAGGCAACTAGTGATATTCAGTTAACTGGTATTATTACAGCAACATCTTTTGTTGGTGATGGTTCTAACTTAACTGGAATTTCTGCTGGTGCTGGTGGTACAGATAATGTTTCCACATCAACTTTAACAGTTGCTGGTATTTCTACTTTTAATGGAAGAATTGTTGGTTCAGCAACAACCAATATTATTCCATTCCTTTATGCAAATCTCAGTGATTTGCCAAGTGCAACTGAATACCATGGTGCTTTTGCACATGTTCATGCTACTGGAAAGGCATATTACGCACATTCTGGTGCGTGGGTAGAGTTAGTAAACATCGACAGTGGTATAGTTACAGCAACAACTTTTGATGGTGATTTAACAGGTAATGCTGATACAGCTACCAATCTTAATGGTAATACATATAATTTAAGTACCTCTGGTATTATTACCGCAACTCAGTTTGTTGGTGATGGTTCTGGTCTTACTGGTGTTGTTGCAGAAGGAACGGGAATTGTCATCCAAGAGGAAGGTTCTTCTGTTGGTACTGCAGGTACTATTAACTTTATAGGTGCTGGAGTTACAGCAACGTTATCTAATGGTGTTGCATCAGTAGAAATTACCGCAACTGGAGGGGGTGGAGGAATCTCCAATGTTGTAGAAGATACTGCACCACAACTTGGTGGTAATTTAGATATTAATAATAAGTATATTACTGGAACAGGTGGTGCAAATATTACTGGTGTTGTTACTGCTACAAGATTCGAGAGTACTTCTGCAGGAACTCCTACTATCGATTCACCAAATAATTTAAATATTAATGCCGTAACTGTTGCCATTAGTACTAATTTAACTGCTGGGGGTTCAGTTACAGCAGCATCATTTGTTGGTGATGGTTCTGGACTAACTGGAGTTGTTGGTTCTGGTTCTGGTGTTGTAGTTCAAGAAGAAGGTTCTTCTGTTGGTACTGCAGGTACTATTAACTTTATAGGTGCTGGTGTTACAGCAACATTTGCTGGTGGTATTGCATCAGTAGAAATTACAACCTCTGGAGGAGCAGAAACTGATACCTTAGCAACAGTAACTGGTAGAGGAAATACAACTACAGACGAAATCACTGCTGCAAACTTCAGGTCAAATGATACAACTGGTGATGGATCTGATGTAGGATTTGCACTTAAATACTACATTACAGCAAATGGTTCTTCTGCGTATAGATTTGCTGGTCCTGGTGTTCTAAACTCTACTGATAATCCAACATTATACTTCCATAGAGGATTTACTTACATCTTAGAGAACTCTACTGGAAGTAATCACCCATTTGAACTAAGAGTAAGTAATGGTGGCGCAGCATACGCACCTGGTGGTAGTTTCTTATCAGGTTCAATTAACGGCACACAAATTCTTACAGTTCCATTTGACGCACCAAATTCTATCGTTTACCAATGCACTTTACATGGCAGTATGGTAGGTAATATCAACATTGTTTCCTGATAAGATATGACATTAAAAAAATATGAGTTAAAGGTAAAAAGACCTGAAGACTGGGATGGAGTTTTAAATACTCTTTCCGAAACATCAAGTATTGAAAATTTTCCTAATAGACAGGTGACATGCTTTGATGATAAACTGCATAGTCCAACCAGAGGAACATTTCTACTTCACAAATCTGAAGTAGAAACTCTAATGAATGACTCATCTATTGATTGGATTGAACTTGACCCGACAGAAAATCCAGATGAATATCCCAAACCAAGTCATTATACCAAAAGATGGGAAAAGAATGTAAAAGTATATCGTGATTTAAATGGAGGTGGTCAGCCGGTTTCCACTGGTGCAACTGTTGGTGAACTGGATAGGACAGGGTGGCAAATTGTTAGGACTGGTATCAAAACTAATGGAGATTTTTGGGGAGTATTATCAGGAAATATTTCAGCACAACCATCAGATGCAAGTTACAGTTTAACTGGAAAAAATGTTGATACAATAATTCATGATTCTGGTGTATTACAATATCATCCAGAGTTTTTAGATTCCAATAACAGGTCTAGAGTAAGAGATATTGTTCTTGATGGTCCATACTACATTGATCCTGATTATTTTGATGCTAATGGATTTACATATACTAAACCAGATGGAAGAACAGGAATAACCACAACTTCTGCACGTAATTGGTGGAATAACTCCTCCTTAAGATCTGTTGGATTTAGTACAATTGGAACTATAAGCATAACTTCTGGTTATACAGAAGCAAGAGCAATTGGAAATAGTTTGGATGGTTCTAGTGAAATGACAAGTGGTCATGGAACATCATCTGCTTCTCTAGTTGCTGGTAAGAATTTTGGTCTTGCATTTGAGGCAAATATATGGAATATGTCTGGTATTGGAGAGCCAGCAGGAATGGGTATAACCAAAGAGCAGGAATATGATTTAATGAAATTATTTCACTTATATAAACCAATTAATCCTGAAACTGGAATAAAAAATCCAACCTTAGTAAATGGGAGTTGGGGATATCAATCAGGATTTGAAAGTGGTGATAGTATAGATTATAGTTTCAGAGGAATTACAGGAACATTTATTGGTAATGATTCAGTATCAGACCAAGTAACTGCAATGAAAGATGGACTCAATAATCAACTACAAGGTGCATATAGATCTTGGTCAACATCTTCACGTTCAAACTCAATTGATGCTGCTGGAGCAGAAGCAATTGATAGTGGACTAATTTATGTTGCAGCATCAGGAAATAATAACCAGAGATTGGGTGTTGGTAGTACAGACCCCGATAGACTGAATTATATGTCAGATGAATGGTTTGGAAGTACAGACCCCAGAGGAGAGTTTCCATCAGGGACAGTCCCATGCAACCATAGGGATTGGATGAATCCCCAAGGACTTGGTTTTGATGCCTCTGTGGACCCAGAATTTCATCCTGTTATTTGTGTTGGTGCTATGGATGAATATGTGATACCTTCTACATTATCAGAAAGAAAAGCAGACTATTCAAATAATGGACCAGGAATTGACATCTGGTCACCTGCCGATGAAACACTATCTGCAGGAACAAATGGAGTTGCTAACTACACCGATTATGAACGTTATGATGATTCTAGATTTTATGATCATTATTTTAATGGAACGTCTGCTGCTGCTCCAGTTACTTCTGGGTTATTAGTTTTATATCTTCAATCAAATCCAAAAGCAACCTCAAGAGAAGTAAAAACTTGGTTAAAAAATAATGGTTCTGTTATTGCAGTTCCTTCAGAGTATCAGGATGAATATTCAGACGATACACAAACTTCGTATTGGACTGGTTCTTTTAATATGAGAGGTGCAGAAAGAAGAATACTTTACAATCCATTTGCAAATGACGTTGTACCAAAAATAGATGGATTAAGTGTAACTGGAGTCAACTTTAAACTCTCCTAAATATAAATATCGGAAAGAATATCTCTAAATGAGATAGGACTGCATAAAAAAAAATATGGCAGTTTATACGCATACCACAGAGTCGCAATCAATATTTCAAATACAAACCCCGACTTTTGCAATTGAGTCGGGGTCATTTGCGTATAATCAGGATTCAGGATTATATATTACTATTGTAGATTATGGTGATATCTTAGATGGAATCGATGCAGAAATAGATTCTGGGAATATATTTGAGAATATTTCATATATTGAAGATTATGGAGACATTCTAGCTGAAACTGACCCCGCATTTGGGAAAATTGATACACTTGATTCAAAATCTATAACAAAATTTGCATTAGGACATATTGGTGGTGGAATAATATTTGCCCTTCAAGGTGGTTCTGTTTCCTCCTTTTCAAATGCATATATTGGATATGACGGAAACATATTTGACATTAACGACTCATCCGAATTAGCATTCTCCTATGGACATATTGGTTCGGGTGAGTTAAGTACAATAATAGGAGCAGCAGAAAGAGTAACGTCTTCGTTCAATATCTCTTCTGTTGCTCTTTTTGCGCTTGAAGATTATAACCTAATTTCGGAATCTGCTGTTGAAGCAGAAGATTATGAGTATATTTCTAATGATATAATAAAATTATTTGAAGATTATAATACAATAACAATAACTTCTCAAGATAATCCTTTTGGATTGTTTAGAGTTGCTGGTGATGCTTCACGATTTACCAGGTTCTCACTAACAACGAATGATCCAATAACACAAGCAATTCAATATCATGGAACTGGTAATGAAGCAATAGTACCATTTATTCCACCTGGTTCTGGTAAGTTTGGAATTTCAGGTGGACTCTCAAAAGAATCGTTCACACCATCAACAGAAATTGGATCTGGAACGATTTCCAACTTTGTTACCAAAGAAGAAAGAGCATCATTTAGTTATAATCAATCAGCACAAAACTTCCTCACAGATGAAGACTTTGGATTTATTAGTGAATCTTCACCAACAATTTCATCTTATGCTAATACACAGATTAGTACTCTTGCAAATGAAATAGTATCAACCTTTACTGTAGCAGGTAATATTGATTCGGATGACTTTGGTATTATTTCAGAATTGGTTAATAGACCTGATTCTGAAGACTTCGGTTTAATAACTAGTCAAGATGATAAACCATTTGGATTATTCAGATTTGAAGGTGATACATCGAAGACAGTTACCTTTATTCTTACTGCAAATCCAGAAGGTGGTTCACTATTTGGATTTGGTGGTGGTGCAGAAGCAGTTGTACCGGTTATTCCACTTAAGTCTGGGTTATTTAACTTCTTCGGTACTGCTGAAGAAAGAATTACACCAGCACCAGCAGTTGGAACAGGATCACTCTTCAACTTCATTAGTAAGGAAGAAAGAAGAACATTTAGTTACAATGGTTCTTCTGTTGTTGAACAAGATGATATTGACTTTGGATTTGTATCTGAAGCACACGTCGATCAAGACGACTTTGGTATTATTTCAGAATTGGTTAATAGACCCGATTCTGAAGACTTTGGATTCATATCAACAGTACAAAATAGACCCTATGGTTCTCTAAGGTTTGAAGGTGATAATGCTAAGACTACAAGAATTAGATTAAGGTATCCTGGTTCTGGAAGACTATTTGCTGCATCCGGTTCTGCAGAAACTTTTGGCACAAAAGAAGAAGCAAAAGTACTATTCAGATTTGCTGGTGATAGCACTCAGAGTGCTTCTCTTGGACATATTGGTTCTGGTTCTCTATTCAATATCATTACAACTGATAAGAGCAGAACATTCAGCTATAATGGTTCTTCAGTAACTGGAACTAGAATTGATGATTATAGATTAATTAATGAGTCTGCAGTTGAATTTGAAGATTATGGCACTGTAACTGACTTCCCAGAGTCTGGAATTTACGACACAATCACATATCATCAAGAAGATTATGGATTAATTAGTGTTCCTGTAGGTGAATCTAGAAGACCATTTGGTAGATTTAGATTTGCTGGTAATTTAGAGGAATCAACAACACCTACAACAGAAATTGGTTCTGGATCACTCTTTGGATTTGTTGGTTCTGCAGAATCTTCTGGTGCAAAAGAAGAAGTATCTACACTATTCACATTTGCTGGTGCAGTTACACAATCATTTACACCAGCACCAGCAGTTGGAACTGGATCACTCTTCAACTTCATTAGTAAGGAAGAAAGAAGAACATTTAGTTACAATGGTTCATCTGTTGTAACTCAGGACGATATTGACTTTGGATTTATATCCGAAGCACATTCTGACCAAGATGACTTTGGTATTATTTCAGAATTGGTTAATAGACCTGATTCGGAAGACTTTGGATTCATATCAACAGTACAATCAAGACCATTTGGTAGATTTAAATTTACTGGTGATGCTTCCAAGGGAGTTAGATTTAGAGTTAGAACAAGTGGTGGTGGATCACTATTTGCATTTGGTGGTGGAAATGAGGCAACCGTACCATTTATACCAGCAAGATTTGTATTGTTTGCAGTTGCTGGTGCAGTTACACAATCATTTACACCAGCACCAGAAATTGGTACAGGAACATTATTCAACTTCGTAACTAAGGAAGAGAGAAGAACTTATAGTTACAATGGTTCTTCTGTTGTAACTCAAGAAGACATTGATTATGGATTTATCAATGATATTGCAGTAACTCCATCTCCTTCAATATCCACTTATGCAAGTACACCTATCAGTGATATTGCTGATGAAGTAGTATCAACATTTGGTGTTGTTGGTGATTATGATGATTATGGTTCTATCGGTGAAATTGTCAATGCTCCTGGATCTGCTGATTATGGAATCCTAGATTCTGTAGATAAGAGACCATTTGGTGGATTTAGATTCTCTGGTAAATTAACTGAAAAATATACTCCAGATTATCCAGGTTCTGGTTCACTATTTGGATTTGATGGTTCTGGAGAAGTTGTTTCTAGAACAGACGATACCAAAGTACTATTTACAGTTGGTGGTGGTGCTACATTAGCATCAACACCTTCACCCCATATTGGATCTGGTGTTCTATTCAACTTTGTTAGTGCAGACGAAAGTAAAACATTCAGGCACATTTCTGATGACAGCACTGGACTCAGAATTTCTGGTGAAGTATCAGACCTTGCAAGTACCGTTGATGAAGTTGGTGTTGGAAGACTATTTGCTGCAACAGGTGCTGCAGAAACCTTTGGTGCAAATCCGTTCATACCACCCGCATTATTCAGATTCAAGAGTGGTTCAACAGAGAGTTTCACCCCAGCACCAGAAATTGGTACAGGGATTGTTTCACCAAGAAGATCTTCTGCAATCTTCGACCCAGAAGAGAAGATTCGTCTGGTCGGTGCGACAGAATCTACTACCACTAATCTTGATATTCCAGCATCTGGATTTAGTATTAAGGCACCTCCAGTTAGAATCTACTTCCAATATGGAGAGATAGGTGGTGGCAGATTAACACTTAGTGGTGAAGCATTTATTAGAACCAACCCAAGACACTTTGGTGATGGTAGATTTGCTATTAATGGTATTGGTAATGAAGCAATTGTACCATTTATTCCACCTGGTTCTGGTTCACTATTCTCATTTGTCAATGGTGATGAATCAACTACACCTGCGACTCATATTGGGCAAGGCAATCTATTCAGACCTCGCGGTCAAGCATTCGCTCAATTCCCAAGAGGATTTACTGGTAATGGTCTGATAAGAGTCAATGTTGAAACTGGAATCATAGTAATTTGGGATTACCCAGTCAATCTAACAATTCCTGTTAGAGGTGAGTCTGATAATGCAATCACATATGATTATAATGGATCTGGTAAATTTACCATTTCAGATGAGTCTGCTAACTACTTTGCTAATAGGTTCTTCTCATTCTCTGGTGGATTCAGCATACTTGGCAATGCAAGAGTTCGTACTCCTAGAGCTCACAGTGGTTCTGGTACATTATTTGCATTCGATAGTTCTGCTGAAAATACTGGAGCAAATCCACCAGATAGAACTCTACCAATTAGACTCATTGGTACTGCTAATGAGTCTAAGACTGAAATCTTTAATGGTTCTGGATTTATTACTTCTGCAGAGAAGAGAGCAGAAAGAGTACTTCGTTATACTGGTCTTTCTTCACCACAAATTTCACAGTATGCAAATACTCCAATTAGTGATATTTCTGATGAAGTTATTTCAGAATTCCTACAAGAGGGACTACTTGAAGAGTACGCATTAGCAAGTGCCAATGAATCCTTTGTTTCTGCACCTCCAACTAAGGATAGTGCAATCACAATTGAAGGTTCTCGTGAAAATGAGAATGCATCATCTGATTATGTTGGTTCTGGATCTCTATTCACATTCGATAGTTCTTCGGAATCTACTCTATACAGTCCAATTGGTGAAATTACTCTCTTCGAGTTTGAAGGCAATCTTGAAGAATCAAGAGCATTCAGTTACTCGGAAAAAACACAAGGACTATTTGGGAAGGATACCAATCTTCCAAAACCATTTGGTCAGCAATTTGTATTTGGTTCTGCATATGTGGTTTCCACATCAGCAGAAGAATCGAAAGACAAGGCATTTGAGTTTAATGGTGGTATTTCTACAGAAATATTTGCTCCTGCAAACAAAGCAGAAGGTGGATTATTCGGATTCAATTCATCCACAGAATCCGTACTCTACAGTCCAATTGGTGAAATTACTCTCTTCGAGTTTGAAGGAAATTCGGACGAAAGTATAACAGCAGTTAATATTGGTTCTGGTTCACTCTTCGGATTTGTAAGTAGTGCAGAGTCTGCTCTCGTAGAACCACCATTAGAAACTTTACTTCTCAATATTACTGGTTCTGCAGCAGAAAGAATTACTCCTGCACCACATTCTGGTTCTGGAACAGTATTCGCATTTGTTGGTTCAGCAGAAAGCAAGACTTCAGCAGAAGATAAGAAAGTACTCTTCAGATTCAACATTGAAGGTGTTGAACGTAGTGTATCTGTATTTGAAGGTTCGGGAACAATCACTTCGTTTGTTGGTTCCGCAAATGCAGTTACATTCGATTATCCACTCACTCAAAAGATTCTCAAAATATTTGGAACCAAATTGGAATCTTTCGCAAGAGCAAATTACGATGGAGAATGTACAACAGAATTTGTTGGTGCATCAGGTGACAAAGTTGTAGAATTTGAGTCACCAAAACCAACCAGACTCTATATCATCTAAATACCATTATAGAAGTAGTGTGTCTTTATTTGTTAGATGTCTAATAACGCTAAACGGGTTTTATTTAGGAAGGGGACAACTTCCGATCACCAGTTATTTACTGGGGCAAGGGGGGAAATAACTGTAGATGTCACTAGAAATATTGCAATTGTTCATAATGGAATTACCACTGGTGGTCATGAACTCGTAGGTGTTGCTGCAACTGGACAATCAATAACAAATAAAGATTCAATTGGTATAGGAACAGCAATAGCAGATTCTGCACTGACTGTAGAAGGAGATGCAAGAGTTAGTGGAATAGTCACTACAAATAGTTTAGACGCCGTTAATATACTTGTAGGTATATTAACGGGAACAGACAATAATATCATATCATTATCTACTAGCATCATTCCCAATGTAAATGAAACTTATGATTTAGGAAGTTTAACAAATAGATTTCGTGATTTATATTTAAGTGGGAATACATTAAAACTAGGTGATGCATCTTTTTCATCATCTTCAGAGACACTAAGTCTTTCTGGTGTGGGACTTGGAGTTAGTCATCTTAATGCAGAATCACTTAATATTACTGGTATTGCAACATTTCAACATGTTGATCTTAATAATGTAAGTGTTGTTGGTGTTTCTACATTTATTGGAACAACAGAAGTTAAGGACTCATCATTCAAAGTTACAAATTCTAGTGCATCAGGTCATTATTTACAAATAACTCAAAATGCTAATGATTCATTAAATCTGGACAAGGTTGGTGATGGTGCCTTTTTCATTGGGGGAAATAACATATACCTCAAGAATGATGGAAATAATGAAGTTTATGCTGGTTTTGAAGCAAATAGTAGATCATATTTAAATTATGATGGTTCTACCAAACTTGAAACCACTGCCTCTGGTATTGATGTAGATGGTCATACTGAACTTGATAACGTAAATGTATCTGGTGCTACAACTACTGCATCGTTAAATGTAACTGGAACATCATTATTTCAGGGAAATGTTGATTTAAGTGATAATGTAAATCTTAGGATAGGAACAGGAAATGATTTACAATTATATCATGATTCAAATAACAGTTATATAAGCAATATAGTTGGAAATCTCTATATTACAGATAATGGTGGAAGTATTTTTGTACAACCACAAAGTGGAGAAAATTCTGCAGTATTTAATGGAAACACTAGTGTAGAACTTTATTATAATGGTGCTAAGAAATTTGAGACTTCAATCGCAGGTGTAGGCGTAACTGGTAATTTGGTAGTCACGGGTAATGTTGTTGCAACAACATTAAGTGGTAGTCTACCGACAACTGATCTTGCTGGAACTATTGCCAATACACAACTAGCAGGTTCTATACCATATGCCAAACTACAGAACGTAAGTAATACCAGTAGAATTCTTGGTAGAGATAGTGCTGGTGCTGGTGTAATTGAAGAAATAACACCAGCAAATTTACGTACTATGCTTGGTATCGAAGCAGGTGCTACTGCGGATCAGACTAAAGCAGATATTGATGCGTTAAATATTAATGCCAGTACTTCTACCAAAGCATATGTAACAGAGAGTGATGGTGATACGGTTAATAGAGGTCTTGTTTTCTGTGACGCAGCAAATAATGCTAGTGGAAATAAAGACCTGAAGTATGATAGGAATTTAACGTATAATGCAAGCTCTAATACACTTTATACCACTAAGTTTCAGGGAACTGAAGTAAACATATCAACAATTTCTCTTGGTGGATCAACTGGTACAAATGGGCAATATATCAAATCAACTGGTTCTGGTGCTACATGGTCACAAGTAGACGCTACTACATTAGGCGGTTTAAACCTTCATACTGGTAGAAACGATGATGCCAATAAAGTTGTAAGAACCCAGGGCAATGGATACTGCGAATTCGGTTGGATCAATACAACATCCGGGGCACACACAAGCACAGTAACAAAGGTATATTCAACATATACAACTGACGGATATATCCGATATTGTACGCCAAATCATTTGGCAAATTCAATGACGAATGTATTACATTCTGATGCTGCTGATACTTTCTCTGGCGATTTAACATCCTCTGGTAGTGCTCGTATTCTTCTAAAGAAAACAGATAATAATGTTTCTGATCATATTATTTTCTACAACGGAACCACAAGGATGGGTGAGATTGGATGCGAAGATACTACTTGGTTAAGAATTAATCAGGAAACTGATAAGAACATCTACACCCCTCGATACATACGTGCAGATGCTGGTTTCTTTGTTGATGGCACGACAAAAGGTATTAACGGTTCTGGTAACTTTATTGGAGGTACAATTGCAGGTGCTTCTGACTACGGAACTCTCTTGAGATCAAATGCTGATGATTCAGCATCTGGAACTATTACTTTTAACGGTCGAGTAAACATCAGAGGTCACATAGATTTATCAGATAACGAATATCTCTATTTTGGAAGTGGTGATGATGTTGAGATGTTCTGTAATGGTTCACATATGTATATGGACCTTAACAGCGGAATCGGTAACTTCTACATCCGTGATGGTTCAACAACACGTTTTACCTTTGATGATAATGGAAGTTTTACCGCTTCAAGTAACGTAACGGCTTATTCTGACATCACTCTGAAGAAAAACATTGAAGTTATTCCCAATGCCCTTGATAAGGTGATGCAACTACGTGGTATTACTTTTGATCGTAAAGATATTGAAACTTCACGTCAGTCAGGTGTGATTGCACAAGAGGTCGAGAAAGTTCTTCCTGAAGTAGTTGCCACCAACGATGAAGGTATAAAATCGGTTGCTTATGGTAATATGGTTGGTTTATTAATTGAAGCAATCAAAGAACAGCAGCAACAAATTGATGAATTGAAAAGAAAACTAGAAGAAAAATAATAATCCATAAAAAATTTGACTTTTGGTAAAAAACACCAGAAAGAATATTGATAAATAACAATATAGAAATCCGTTGTCAGTTGGTAAAGTAATGGCAAATACGAAAAGAGTACAGTTTAGAAGAGGAACCGATGCTGAACACCAGGTGTTCACTGGTGCTCCTGGTGAAATAACTGTTAATACCTCTAATAATTCCATCCATGTTCATGATGGAGTTACTCCTGCGGGAGTAGCAGCAGCAAGGTCCGACTTCAATAATGTGACTGCTGGTATTATTACTGGTTCTCTAAGAGTTGGTGGAGCAAATACACTGGGAACTCACAGTTATGAGATGACTGTTGGAGTGGGAGAAACTGCAGGTGTTATAATAGATGGTGGTGTAGATATTTACGGTAGTCAGAATATCGTAGGAAGTTCTACTATTACTGATGGAAATTTCTCTGTTTCTGGTGCGACTACAACCTCAAGTTGGGGAATGACGGTTGGTCATGGAACAACGGAAGTTATCATTCAGGGTAATGCAAGAATAACTGGTATTCTTTCTGTTGGTCAGAATACGATTTCTATTGATGGTAATACAAATAAAATTTCAGTTATTGATCTAGAATCTGAAACCATTACTTCTAACAACTTTAACTTTGTTAGTATTGCACAAACTACATTTACTCACTCAACAGAAACTTCAGATATTGTTGCGATAGGGGGAACTATAATTCCTGTTGTTGGACTTAATACGGTTGCAGTTGGTGATTTTGTAACTATCAGTCCATATTTTACAAATGCTAAGGTAGTTGGAATTGGTTCAACTACAGTTACAACAAGTTTCACTAAGATAATTAAATTTACTTCTGTTGTAAATGATGTAGGTGTGGGTGCAACATCATTTGCAGTTGGAAATTTAGATGGCGTAATTGTTGGTAACAGTATAGATGTTGGTAATTTTATTTCTGGTGCATCTATTACTGGAATTTCATCCATAGCAACATCAACTACTAACACTGATTTAGAATTATTCTTAACTGTAACACAAGATGCAGATGCTGGAGCAACTCAAATTGCAGTCGGATCTACTTCAGGTATTGGTGTAGGTAATTCTGTAACAACTGGTTCTGGTGGAACATCCTTTGTTGCAGATGGTGGCACAACAACAGAAAGAATTACTGCTATAGGAACAATTCCAGTAGGGACAGTCAATGTAATTACAAATTCAACAAGTACTGTTGGAAGTGCTGGAACTGAAGGAGAACTATCCATTGTTGGTGGTGGAACAACTTTCTTCGTAGATAGTGCAACTAAAATTGATACAGGTTATACTGTATTAATCTCAGGTGAGTCCGATAATACAGTTGCATCCGTTAATGTAAACACTGGTCTAATTACACTCTCAACTGGTGTATCCGGGGATGTTTTTTCAGGTACTGATGTAGATTTCACGAGAATAACTGTAGGATTTACTGATTCCGTTATAGGTTCTACTCAAGCAACAAATACAGCTAGTGCTGGTGCAAACTTAATCGAAGTTAATAGTGTTGAAAATGTATCTATTGGTAGTTCTGTATCAGTAATTACTGGTGATTTATCAACAGAATTATATTTCAGAAGAATTGCTGGTATTAATACGGTCACTCCATCAATTACCATTGATGGCACTCTACCTTTTGATGTCGATGCAGCAACTACACTAGAATATACTGATAGATTAACAACTCTTCCAGCAATTACATTAGCTAATGGTGTTGGAGCTGCTGTAACTGCAAATGCAACTACACTTTCGGTTAGTAGTGCAGAGCAAAATTTTTCACCTTCTGTTTCTGTCAGTTCTGGTTCTACCGAGACAATTACCTCTGGAACACAAGTTTCAATTTCATCATTTACTAATAATGCAGATACAGTTTTAATTAGACCTGGTGCTGCATCAACTTCAGAAATTGCCTTAGCATCAACTATCGATTTCCGTCGTGAATCATCTTCCAATACAATTATCAATCCAGCATCATCAGAGATTGGTAATTTAAATGTTACTGGAATTGCAACACTTGGTGAACTAACTTACCCAATGTTTGACGGTAAAGAGGGACAAGTTCTTCAGACAGATGGCAATGGAAATATTGTCTTTGGTGCTGGTGGTAATAGTGGTTCTGATACTATTATTTTTGTATCGTCGGTAAATGGTAATGATGAGAATGACGGTATCTTACTGCCAGTTAAGTCAATCAAAAAAGGTGCTCAGTTAGCATCTAAAGTACAAAAAACAGAAGTCAGTGTTCTCGTAGAAACTGGTGAATATCTTGAAGATAACCCTATTATCGTTTATGATAATGTTTCTATTATCGGTGACTCACTAAGAAACATTGTCGTAAGACCTTTAAATGCAGGTAAGGACTTATTTAAAGTTAGAAATGGTTGTTATATAACAGGCATGACTTTCAACGACTTCGTTGATGGTGATACTAAAGTTCCTCAGCATACTTGGGATTATGCTATTGCATTTGATGATCCATTTGATACTAATTTAGACAGAACTGGATATGCATCAACAGAAATTCTAAAACTAACTAATGCAATTTATACCAAAGAAACTGGTATTACTACATTTACCACCGAAAAGAAACATGATTTCTATAGAGGTAATACTGCAAGAGTTGCTGGTATTGCATGGACTTGTGGTTATGATGAAGGTGGCATTAGAAATATTAACTATGACCACGTAAGTGGTGTTTCAACACTAACTTTCTATGGTGATGCAAACTTCACTGCAAATAATGTTGGTGGAGCAACAAGTTCTAGTAAGTACTATTGGTCAGAAGGACAAAGATTATATCTCAATAACTTAATGTTTGAGTGTAGCCCAGAGCATATTGGGTTAACAACTGGAACATATCCATATCCTGGTCTAGATGACACATATGGTGCAGTTTATCCAATTACTGGTGTTAACACTGCAACTAAGCAAATTACAATTCAAGGTGGTGTAAGTACAATTCCTCACGTCTACAAGGCATGGGAATCTCTAGGTATTTCCACTTTTGAATATGATAACGTAAGTGGCATTTGCACAATTGAAACAAGATATAGGCATAATTTAAATGATAATGACAATATTACATTAGGTAATTTACCATTTACATGTTCAGCAGAGCATACTGGTGTTACAACACATGTATTCCCAGATGGAACTTTAAATACATTCAACCATGATGGTTATACGTTTAAGGTACGTTCCTCTGGTATAGCAGCATCTATCACTGGAGCAGATTATGATGGTGTAAGTGGAATCATGACGGTGACATCACCAAGTCACGGAATGTCAACTGGTGATGAACTTAGAATCGCAACTGAAGGAATATCATTCACTTGTGACCAAGACGACAACCAACAACCATCTGCATATCCTCGTGCTACAGACCCAGCAGCAGGACAATGGTTATCTGTTACTGTTATTGACGCAAATACATTATCAGTTGATGTTGGAAATGCAGGAACCGCATCCACATCAGTTCACACTTACTCTAGTTCAACTGATTTCCCAATATCCCTCTTCCCAAATAAATTCACAGTAAATGCTGGAACATCAACAATTCCACATACTTATGAGGGATATGCACCAGAAAACATTTCTGGATTTACATATGATGCATACACTGGTATTGCAACCGTAACAACAGCAGCAACACTAAATGCTGTTGCTGGTGAGCACATAAGTTTAGTTGGTCTTCAATTAACTTGCACAGACCAATCTCTGGGAATTACGAAGGATATTACTTTCGCAGATTACGACCATATCTCTGGTGTAACTACAATCCATACCAAAAATGCACATGACTTAAAACTAGGAAGTAAGATTCATCTAGAAGATTTAAGATTTGAGTGTGATTATGGAATCAGTGTATATCCTAAAGGGGAATACTTCACACCAACTGATGTAAGTTACAACACGGCAAATGGTGATTTAGTATTCACTATTGGATCTCACAGTCTTACTACTAATGATTACATCGATATTGCAGACAATTCCATTGCATTTACATGCACAATGGATGGTGGTCAAGAAGCTAAGACTTATCCAAGAGCAGGAATTGATCCATATGCTGGACGTTCCATACAAATCTCTGGAACAACTGCAACACAAATTACGGTAAATGTGGGTTCTGCAGGAACAGATGTTTACTTTACACCAACTGGTGCAACTTATGACCCATCTACTGGTGTCATGGAAGTCACAGTTGGACAGCACGGTTTAGGTGTTGGACGTGGTGTTGTTCTAGAAGACAATTCTTTCACCTTCACTTGCCTAACTGATCCTAATGATCCTAAGACATATCCACGTTCTGGTCAGGACCCATTTGCAGGTAAGTCCATTCCTATCACATCTGTTGGTATGTCAACCCATACCGCAACAGATGCACCTTATAACGCAGGAACTGGAGCAATTACAGTTACAGTATCTGCTCATGGATTTGCAAATGGTGACTTTGTTCTTATCGAAGACGATTCACTAACATATAACTGTGTACTTGATGGTAATGTAGAGCAGAAGTCTTATCCAAGAAAGAATTATGACTATGCAAGTGGTAGATGGTTAAGAGTTTCAAATGTAACTACAAATACATTTGATATTAACATCGGTGCTTCTTCTTATGCTGGTGCTCATACCTTTATAAGTGCTTCATCAAATGGTGTTAAGAGACAAACAGGTACATTCACTCTTCAGGTTGGTACATCTTCTGATACCAGTGATCATACATTCGTAAGTGCAACTGCAAATGCAATTAAGCATGAACCACAAGCAGCACATACTTTCAATGCTGCTGCAAGTAACTTAACTAACGCAGTATCGACAAGTGGCAAGGATCTAAATGTATTATCTGTAATTAGTCCCAACAAATTTACAGTTAATGTTGGTGTTTCTACATTAGCACACACATACTTAGATAAAGGTGTTCTTAACAGATACTATACACCTAAGAACAATGTAACTGCTGCAGATTATGACCACATTTCTGGTGTAACCACAATCACTGCACCTGGTTCATACTTTAACCCTGGTGAGATTATCTACCTAGATGGTATGACATTCTCATGTGCATACGGTACAGATACTTATCCATCAGGAAATCTTGGTTATGGATTCACTGTAACATCAGTAACAAACAATGAATTTGATACTTTCACCTTCGTGTGTAATGTTGGTGTTTCTACATTAGCACATACTTATGTAAGTGGTGGTACAGTTCAGTCGGGAATTACAACAACAATCTTCCCAGATGGAACATCATACCCAAGAGATGCATTTGAAGTTCTTACAGTAAATAATGCTACAGAAATAGAAATTCAAGTAGGTAAGTCAGACATTCCACACACTTACATAAGTGGTGGTACTGCACAGGTTACTCCAATTACAAGGAAGGTTGGTACTGCACAGCAAGTACAATACTATCCAGAATTAAATCGTAGTGGAAAAATCGACTTTGGTGTTGTTAACAGTCTCAATGATCTACAATTCTTAATACGTGGTGAGACTAACGAAAGAGATCACTTCTATACACAAGGTGGTCAAGTAGAATTATCTAAACCAAAGATTAACAAATCACCTTATATTCAGAATTGCTCAATTCTATCTTCTCTTGGTGGTAATGGTATTCTCGTTGATGGTGATAAAATTATTTCCACAAATAGAGGTCTGATTCCCGAACTTGGTGAAATTCCAGTAGTTCTACCATCACCAGAATTTGGTAAGTCGATGGTTGCTGCAACCTTCACCATGATTTCATTTGGTGGTATTGGTTGGAGAACTATTAACGATGGTTATGCACAGGTTGTTTCTTGCTTCCAAATTTTCTGTGGATATGGTTCCCTCTGTCAGTCTGGTGGTTATCTCTCCATCACGAACTCCGCAACTAACTTTGGTCGTTTCTCTCTAAGAGCAACTGGTTACAGCAGAAATTCATTCGTATTCGATAGAGGAAGAGTTGTTAACACTGGTACTTCTGGTGGATTACAGACACTAAGAGTCGTTGGTCTAGGTAGAAGTGATCAGCAGTTATATGTTCTTAAGTTCCTTGATAACGAACTTGCAGATAGAACTCCCGACTTCAAGCCTTCTCTTGTCACTCAGCAGTTCACGGGTGCTAATATCTCCACAGAGACAAATATCTTTAATATTGCAGCTCATCCATTCCAGAATGAAGATTCTATTATCTATGAAGGTAATGAAGATGCAAATCCAAGAGATTTAGTTGGTGGACTTGTCAATAATGGCATCTATTATGTTGGATACATTGATGCTTCTAACTTTAAATTGTATCTAGATGAAGGTCTTGATAGTGCTGTAAATATTGATTCGTCTATTACTGGTGTTAACACATTCACAAAGAACTCTATTGAATTCTTCGTTGATGATATCATTGAGCATCATCAGCAATATCAGCAACTACAACTTGCATCTACCCCAACATCTACTTGGGTTGCAGGTAGAGAAGTTACACAGTCAGGTAGTGGAGCAGTTGGTTTTGCTGTTACTTATCTCTCAGATGTAAACAGTTTGATTGTTTCCGTTGAAGAAGTTGGTGGGGTAAGGAATGTATTTAATACTTCCGGCGCAGTTGCAGACCATGCACCTTCACCTGTAGCAATAGGAGTCACTGGTGTTGTTGGTCTTACCACTTATCACACCATTAACTTCAAAGTTAATTCAACTGATAATGCGAGCACTGTTATCGGTATCGCAAGTCTTGTTGAGACTTATAGATGCCATATGCACAGACCATCTATCATTAACTCCTCTGCACACACTTGGGAGTACTCTGGTTCTGGTACTGACTATAACGCACTACCACAGAATGGTGGTCAATCACAACCAAATACTGAGCAAATCTCTGAACTTGGTGGTCGAGTCTTCGCATCAGGTACTACTGAACTAGGTGACTTTAAGATTGGTTCTCAAATTACTGCGTTTAACAGAACTGGTAGTATCGTCTTCAACAACAAAGTAACCATTGGTGAACTTGATTCAATCCGATTATCACTTTCTGGTGGTGTTGCGATTGAAGAATTCTCAACTGATGTCGGACTTGGTGAAAACGAAACTGGTGGTCCTCAGAATAAGAGAGTTGCAACTCAGTTAGCAGTTAGAAGTTTCTTAAGCAACAGACTAGGAACATTCATTGACAAGGTTGTATCAACCAACGCAATTCCAAATGCTGTTGTTCAGTTGAACTCTAATGGTCAAATTAACTCTGACCTAATTCCACCTAAAGTTGTCAACTTTGTTCAAACAAACGTTGCAGCAGGTAGAACCGTTCTTGTTAACGAGATTCCTGCTTACAACATCATTCAGGGTGACACAGTTGTTGAACCAGATGATGCGTTCGTACTTGTAAATGATACTTTAGGACAGTACCTAATCATTGATAATAACTATGGTGGTTCTGGATACATTCACAATTTCAGCAATGGAGATACTGTTACTAGTGCTCTAAGTGCTATTGTAACTGGTGTTGTTACTGCACCTCCTGGTGGAGTTGGAATTGGAACAACTATTGCCGAGTACACTGGTTACGGTTCTACAGGTTATGTCAGAGGTGTTGGTTTAGGTCTAGTAGTCACACAAGCAGGTTCTGGGTATAACAATGCAGGCATTTACAGTGGCATTCCACTCAGTCCAGTAACTGGTTCTGGTTCAGGAATGCTCGCAATTGTTACAATTAATATTTCTGGACAAGTTAATCAAATTGATGTCCTTGCCGGTGGTAAGGGATATGCAACAAATGATATCCTGACAGTTTCCGACCCTAACTTATTGGGTGGAAGAACTGGAGGTGCAGATGTTCAGTTGAAGGTTACTGATTGGGAGACAAGACTGTATATTGCACTAACAAATAATCAGAAGTTTGCTGGTTCTGCAGCACTCAATGACTATATTGCAGATGCAAATGCTGGTACTGCAACAACTACACTCACTGCATCATATAGTGTTCCATTCGACCCAACTGACATTGGAATTGGTGGTGATGTTGACTTTGCAAACGATAGAATTGTAGTTGGAGCAAGTCAATACGCAGATGGTGACCCAGTTCTTTATAATACGAATGGTGGCAATATTCTCGTTGCTGGTGGACAGGGAATTCTTAACTTAACCACATATTACACTAAAGTTGTTGGTGCTGGTACTTCTATCGAGATTTATAGAAACTACTCACTAACAGATCAGGTTGACTTAACCGGTAGTGGTGGTGGAACCCACGAATTCCGTAGAGATACTGCAAGATTTGAGAAGAATACAATTGCTTGGGTCAATCATGGATTCAGCACAGGTGAAGCAATCAGAGTAAGTGGACAAACTCCATTAGGTATTTCCACTGGTTCCTTCTACTATACTGGTTCTATCACACAGAACTCCTTCACATTGCACGAAACTGCATCTGATGCTGGTTTCTCTGTTGCTGGTGTAATCTTCAACGAAGTTGGAATTGCAGCATCTGCAACTGGTTCTATGACATTCACAGAATCGAATGTCAGATACAATGATTCAGTCAATACATCTTCAACTAATGTAAACAACTGGTCACTACTTGCAAGACAAGATATTGACGCATCCAACATCATCTCTGGTATTGTCAATACCTCAAGACTTGGTGGTGGTACTGCAAACTCCGATACTGTCTTAACGGGTGGTTCTGCGTTCCTCAAGAACGTATTCAAGATGGGCATTGATGCTAATGCTCCAATTACACTTTCATCCTCCTCACAGGAGTTCCCGAATGGTGGAACAGGAATTGTTACCCACTACGGAACAGTTAACATTGGAATTACTTCTGTTGCACAATCACTTGATACATATTCAACTATTGGTTTCGCAAAATTCAAGAACTCTACATTTGCTATTGATGCAACTGGTGGTGTAAGTATAAAGAATTCTTCAACTGGTGACATTGATGCAGTATCACTTGAATCACGCAGTCTCGCATACGTACTCAACTCTGCTAATCACACTGGTGCAATTCCAGTAACAAGAGGTGGTACAGGTCTATCTGCTGCTCCAGCAAACGGTGCATTCCTCCAAGGTAATGGTACTGGTTATAACTTAACTACAAGTCCAACATTCACTGGTCAACTTAAAATCACTGCTAGTGTTGACTATGCACTTGATATCAACACCAACAGAGATGCTAAGATTGTTCTTAGAGGAACAAATAATCCTTATATCCGTTGGAGACAATCTAATACTGATAGACTCTATATTCAGTGGGTAGATAGTTATAATGCACCACTCTATAGAAACCAAGAGTCCTCATATCATTACTTTAGAGGTAATAACTCTGGTGGTATCATACTTCAGGATAATGGTGGATCCAATCGTGGTTATCTATATCATGATGGTGGTGATAGTTTCGGTCTCCTTGACCGTGATGGTAACTGGGCAGTTCGTGTCGTAAGAGATAGTCATGTTGACTTCCGTGATAATAACGAATCAGTATTTACCGTAGGTCAAGGTGGACATAGTTCAAACTATGGTACTGTTTCCACCCAAGGTGGTGGTAGAGGTGGATGGGAAGGTTATTCCATCAACGGTCGTTATGTATTCATGAGTTCTGATAACAATTCTTGTGGTTGGTATAATGACGTTGATAACCGTTGGTTAATTTACTATCAGAGAAATGATAGATTAGACTTCTATGATCCTGATGGTGGTCAGGTTTGGTTCCGTAATGATAACGGTGAAATCCAAACGTTCATCCACGAACGTAAGTATGATAATGATTATCTATACTTCGGTAATGATGCAGACTTCAGAACTCATCACAATGGCAGTCACCAGTACTTCCGCAATTATAACCACGGAAGTGGTGACTACTACTTCCAAGGTGAAGACCATCAGGGAACTAACCATGCTCTCCTCTACCTGATTACCAATGGTAATAATCCATATGTTGACCTATATTATGATGGTGACTTAAAACTTAGAACTATCAATAATGGTATTCAGGTTTATGGTAGAGTATATGCAAGAGGTGGATTCCAAAACCAGTCAGACTCTAGACTTAAAGATAATGTTGAAAAGATTAATAATGCACTAGAAAAAATTGAGGCAATTAGAGGTGTAACATTCGACTGGAATGAAAAGTCAAAAGACATGGCTGGTATTCGTGATTATGGTGTTATCGCACAAGAGGTTGAACCAGTTCTCCCAGAACTTGTTGAAGAAAGAGAAGAGGAGATTACAAGAAAGAGAACAGAGGAAGAAATTGAGGATGATGGAACTCCAGTTGACATTGTTATCGGAATTGAAACTTACAAGGTTATGAATTACAATGGTCTAATTCCTGTTCTCATTGAAGGTGTTAAAGAACTTTCCGAAAAACTCAACATAATTGAAACAAGACTGAATAGTGCTGGGATTAGTTCGGGTTCCTAAACAACTTATGGTGTCATGACCGTTATAAATAAAAATAAACAGTTTGTTTGTTGAGACATGGCACCATACAATATAACTTCAGAAACCGTTGAGTGGACTTGGAACATCAGGGACGCAGAGGTTAGTAGGAAAATAGATGGACGCACAGATGTTGTTGCGTCCATTTTGTGGTCTCTTGAAGGTGAATTTTTCGGACCAAATGATAGACCTGGACATTCAGATCAGTACATGGAGCAAGTATCTGGTACTACTATACTAGCACCTCCTTCTGATGATAACTTTTCCGATATTAGTACTGTCAAAAAAAGTGTTTTAAGAAGATGGTTACTTGGAACATTGACTGATTTTGAACAAAATGAAATAAAGCAAAAAGTACTAAAAAAGTTAGACAAGACTTGCAATAGTGATACGTATTGGCTTGGCTAATAACACAATTTAATTGTATAATTTTTTTATTATAAAGTAATACTATGAAAGAACAAGAAAAAAAAATAGAGCAGTCTATAATTTTTGGTGACTGTATCTGGAGTCAAGATATAGATCTCAATAATACAGATATTGATAATGATAATTTAATTGATTATGCATATGAAGTTTATCGAACACAGTCTAAGATTAAAAAATCTAATAGACTAGGATTTCAAAGTAGTAGTCTACCAACAACACCACAAACGGCTGACTCACGATTAAAACCATTACTTACAGAAGTTGTAAGTTTTGCTCAGAGTATTTGTTATGATCAATTATATAAAAATGCAGAGGAATCTGGTTTACTTTTTGGTGTAGATTCTTGGTTGAATATAAATCAAAAATATGCATACAATCAACCCCATATCCATGGAGGCAATACTCTCCTTAGTTTAATTTATTATGCACAGACTCCAGAGAATTGTGGCAATTTTTATCTTACTAGAGAAGATTCCAGAGTAGATTTAATATCAAGATTTAAGATTGATAATTTTTTCCCTATGGCACCGCAAATACATTATAAACCTACACCAGGAAAAATATTAGCTACTCCTGGTTGGGTTACTCATGGTGTCGAACAGAACCTTTCTGATGAAGATAGGATTTCATTTGCGTTTAATATAAATTTAATGCCAAATAATAATAATGATAATGATAATGATAATCAACCTTTAGACAAAGAAGAGCAAAAAGTGAATAAGTATGCATATTGAATTAAGTAGGAAAAAAATATCTTTATTTCCTACAATATTATATCAATTTAAAATCGATGAATATTTAATAGACGAATTGAGCAAAATAATATTAAATGAATATAAACAATGGGGAAATAGCAACTATATTTCAGTAAGTTCTGATGATCAACATAAAAGAGAAGATAGTTGCATAAAAGAAATATCTAAGTTATTAGATGACGAAATACTTGCTATATTAGAAAATATGAAAGTAATGAGAATGTCTCATTACATTTCTGGTATGTGGCATAATGTTTCAAAAGAACCTTATCAACATCAGCAGCACACTCATCCAAATTCATTCTTAAGTGGGATAATTTATATCAATTGTCCTGATGGTTGTGGGAACACAGTATTTACCGACCCAGTGTCAGAAAGAAAAGTATTTTTACCAGATCTTTTTGATATGAATCAAGAAAACTCTAGGGCATTTTCTGTAAAACCAGAAAAAGGTCTTGTTACAATATTTCCCTCTTGGTTAAATCATCAGGTAAATAATGGAACTATGAAATCAACAGACTTGAGGATTTCTACTGCATTCAACTACAATCTACATGGAAAGGCATCTCAATTAAATACTGCTAGACTAGAATACTAAATACAACGTATAGTTATTATTTTTACTTATGGAATTGACAGATCAACAAAAACACTTGAAGCGTTTAAAGGAACAGCAAGACGAAGTTATTACAAGACACACAAAAGCATCTGCAGAAATCAATGAATGTAGAGATATGATTATGAAACTTCAGGGTGCTATTGATTATCTTGAGCAAATTGGTGTCACTATACAGGAAACAGAAGATGACAGTGATAAAGACAATCCATTAGCAACTGAGGGAGACATAGATGGACCAATAGAACCAGTTGTTGGTCCAGTATTTACACCAAATCCAGATTGATATTACTCAAAAGACCGCAAATGCGGTCTTTTTTTTCTATAAATACATTTAGAGGTATGTTTGGTTTATAAATGGCACAGCCATCATCGAGAGCAGAACTAAAGGAGTATTGTCTGAAGCAACTAGGCAAACCAGTTTTAGAAGTAAATGTAGACGATGATCAAATTGATGATTTGATTGATGATGCTCTTCAATATTACAATGAACGTCATTATGATGGTGTAGAAAGAGTTTTCCTAAAGCATAAAATTACTGCAGAAGAAAAAGAAATTATAAGAACTGGTGTAACAACTACAACAGCAACTTCTTCAGTTGGTGTTTCTACAGTATCGTATAACGAGACAACTAATTTTCTAAAGCTACCAGACACTGTAATTGGTGTTAATGGTGTTTTTAAAATGGATTCCAGTACTGTTTCTGGTGATATGTTTAATTTGAAATATCAATTATTCTTAAATGACCTTCATTACTATGGTGCATTAGATTTATTAAATTATGCAATGGTAAAAACACACTTAGAAGATATTGGAAGATTACTTACACCTGACGTTCAGTTAAGATTCAATAAAAAACAAGGAAGGTTGTACTTAGATATTGACTGGGCAAGTGTTCATGAAGAGTCATGGTTAATTTTAGATTGTTTCCGAATTGTAAACCCATTAGAATTTACAAAGGTTTATAATGATTGGTGGTTAAAAAAATACTCGACTGCATTAATTAAAAAGCAGTGGGGAATGAATATGATTAAATTTAATGGTGTTCAATTGCCTGGTGGAATTACTTTAAATGGAAGACAACTATATGATGATGCAGTAAATGAAATAACAGTTCTTGAAGAGAAGTTACATACAGAATATGAAATGCCACCATTAGATATGATAGGTTAATATGACTCCTTTAAATCCTTATTTCTTACAAGGTTCACCAAGTGAGCAAAGACTTGTCCAGTCATTGATAAACGAACAGTTATCAATGTATGGGCAAGATGTTCTCTATATGCCTAGAAAGATTATTAATGAAGAAAAAATCATTAAAGAAATAATTGTTTCTAAATTTGACGATAGTTTTAGATTAGAAGCATACATTTCTACTTTTGATGGTTTTGGTGGTAATGGTGATATCCTATCAAAGTTTGGGGTCAGAAGTACTGATGAAATAACTTTTGTTATTTCAAGAGAAAGATATTCTGACTTCATAACACCCAAACTCGGTTTATTTAGAGATGAAAATGTTAAAGTAAAAACTCGTCCCCAAGAAGGAGACTTGATTTACTTACCTCTAGATAATGCTTTATTCGAGATTAAATATGTAGAAACAAAAACACCATTCTATCAGTTGAATGATTTATATGTTTATGAATTGAGATGTGAGTTGTTTGAGTATGAAGATGAGATTATTGATACAGGAATTGATGATGTTGACGAATCCATAAAGGATTTTGGTTATATGATCACAATGCAAATGGTTGGGTCTGGAGAAACAACTGCAAGTGTATCTATTGGACTGATGTCCGAACTTGCTTCTGGAGTTCCCGACTATTCAATATCAAATATAGATTTACTTCATGGTGGTAGTGGTTATAAATCTGCACCAGTTGTTGATATCTCCAATCCAGTTGGTGGTGGTATTACTGCGTCTGCAGTTGCAGTAATAGACAGAGGTTCTGTCAGTAAGGTATACATAACTAATCCAGGTTATGGATATAGCACAGCACCAATAGTTACGTTTATTTCATCAAGTGGTTCTGGAACTATTGCCACATCAATTATTAATTCGGGTTCTTTATCTCCAGTTAGCATAACTTCTGGTGGACAAGGATACTCTTCTGCTCCTGAAGTTACTATAGGTATTCCACCAGTTATTGGTGTGGCAGTAACAGCAAAAGCAGAAGCATTTATCAATACTGTTGGAGTAGTTACTGCAATAAGATTTACTGATGCTGGAATCGGATATACCATGTCACCTCAAGTGACAATTGCAGAACCTCCTGGTATTTCAAGTGGATCATTTGAGTTTAATGAAATAGTTACTGGAGAAAAAACAGGAACTAAAGCATATGTTAAAGATTGGAATGGTGATACTAAAAAATTAAAACTTTCTATAGTTGATGGAAATTTTGCTTTAGGTGAAACTGTTGTTGGTGCTGCAGGTTCTTATACAGTGTTTTCAATCGAAACAGATGATGTTGATGATACCTTTGCTGAAAATTATACAATCGAAGAAGAGGCAGATAAAATAATTGACTTTACAGAAACTAACCCATTCGGAGAGTTCTAAATAATAAGTAAATACCTATACAATATTTTGAAATGTTTGGCCAGTACTATTACCACGAAATTATAAGAAAAACAATAATTTCCTTTGGGACTCTTTTTAATAACTTATACATTAAACATCAGGATGATAATGGTGCTGATGTCAGTTTAATGAAAGTTCCAATAGCATATGGTCCTGCTCAAAAATTTCTTGCCAGATTGGATGAAAAACCAGATTCAAGAAATAGAGTTTCTATTACTTATCCAAGAATGGCATTTGAAATGACTTCTTTAACTTACGATAGTTCTAGAAAAGTATCAACTGTCCAGACATTTCATGCAAATAAATCAAATGGTGATGATGTAAAAGTTTATATGCCAGCACCTTACAATATAGGCATACAACTTAGTATTATGGTAAAGTACCAAGATGATGTACTTCAAATTGTAGAGCAGATACTACCAATGTTTCAACCTCAGTTCAATGTAACTATAGATTTGGTTGATTCAATAGGTGAAAAAAAAGACATACCTTTTATTTTAAATAATATTGGAATGGTAGATAACTATGAGGGAGATTACAGTACGAGAAGAAATATAATTTATACATTAGATTTTACTGCTAAAGTTTCCATGTTTGGACCAATCTCGGATACTCCCGACCAAATCATTAAAAAGGTACAAGTTGATTATTATACTGATACTCAAAGAAATAATGCATCAAGGCAGTTAAGATACACTACAAAACCTAGAGCAATAAAAGATTACGATAAAGATAAAACAACTACTTTGAGTTTAGATATAAATGATTCAGTTACTACAATTAATGTAAGTGATGCTGTATCACTAGTTGCTGATTCTTATATCCAGATAAATCAAGAAGTTTTATACATAAAAGCAATTTCTGGTAACAGTTTAAATGTTCGGAGGGGAGAGAATAATACTATAGCATCTACTCATGAAGATGGTGATTTTATCAATGCAATAACTGTTGCTGATAATGAACTAATTGAATATGGTGATGACTTTGGTTTCGATGAGGAAACATTTGATTTTGGTGATGGAAGATTCTATAGTCCCAATAAAGGTACTGATGTATGATAAATAATTTTGATGCAATAAATGATTCTTTAGATATAGAAGCAACAGAAGTATCTACAGAAGTAGTAAAAAAAGAAAAAACTAATCCAAAAGAAGATGGTGTAGATTCAGAAAAAGATTATGGATATACTAGAGCACAATTATATAACTTAATTGATAAAGGGCAAGAGGCAATAAATGGAATACTAGATATAGCACAGCAATCAGAATCACCAAGAGCATATGAAGTTGCTGGTCAATTAATTAAAAATGTTGCTGATATATCTGATAAATTATTAGACCTTCAACAAAAGATGAAAAAATTGGATGAAGAAGATTCTAAAGGACCAAAAAATGTTACTACAAATAACACTATGTTTATTGGTTCAACTGCAGACTTACAAAAAATATTAAAACAAGGAATTAAGAATCAAGATGATTCTAAATAGTTAAAAAGTTGCAAAAATGAAATACTTTTCAGAATTTTTATATGAATCCAACAAAAGTGGTGATAGTTCTTTGCGTGACTGGTTTAGCAAGAGTAGTTCTTCTGATGGCACCCCTGGTTGGGTTCAGCTTGGTGGAAAGTACGCAGGAAAACCCTGTGCGAAGCAACCAGGTCAAACAACCAAACCAAAGTGCGGTTCTAGTAAAATGAAAGCATCTCTTTCGGATGATGAAGAGAAAAAAGCATTTCGTAGAAAGAATCTTGCGGATCCTAATCCAAATAGAAAAGGGAAGGCAAAAAATGTTGCTACGGAAGAAATTGAATTAACAGATTCATATGGTGAAGTAATTGGAAAAATAGAAGATAAAAAAATAGATGCTGAAGATAAAAATTTAGATACTGATTTTGATACTTATGATATTGAAGCAATGACTGAAGAAGATAAAAAAGATCATGAATTTTCGATGGCAAGGTCTCAACTAAAAACTTTAAAAAGTGCGGCAAATCGTCTTCAAAAAAAGATGGGCAAAACGGGTGAGGGTGAATTAAAAGCTTGGGTTCAATCAAAAATAACAAAAGCAACAGATTACATTGACACTGCAGCAGATTATGTAACTAATGAAGAAAAGGATGCTTGCTATCATAAAGTAAAGGCACGTTATTCTGTATGGCCTTCGGCATATGCATCAGGTGCTTTAGTTAAGTGTCGTAAGAAGGGTGCTAAGAACTGGGGAAATAAGACTAAGAAGGAAGAAGTGCAGTATGAAAACTATTCAAGAATACAATCTCGTGGCACGACTTATACTATAATGTTAAATTGGAGAGGGCAGATGCTTTCTGTCCAAATGTTCTTCCCTAAATTCACTAGACCAACAAAGGAAGAAGTAACATTAGAGGTTAGAAAAATATATCCAGAAGCAAGGGTATTATCTTTCAACCCCTCAATGAAAGACCCAACTAAACCATTACTATATACAGGAGATACACAATGAAACCTGAGGAAGTTGAATTAAAAAATCTTTCTAAGATTTTTGAATATGAAAAACTTTCAAGAGAAGTTGATACATGTAATGACATTGATGAAATACGAAATGTTGCAAAATCATATATTAAACTACTCCTTAAGTTTCAAGAAACTGTATCGAATATGAATTTTAAAGATTTATAATTTATGGCTGAAAAGCATTATAAGGGTAATCCCAATCTAAAAGCAGAAAATGTTCAAATAGAGTTTACGACTGATCAAGTACAAGAGTACTTAAGATGTAAGCAAGACCCTGTTTATTTTGCTGTTAACTATATAAAAATTGTATCACTTGATGAAGGATTGGTTCCTTTTGATATGTACGATTTTCAGAAAAATTTAATTGAAAATTTTCATAATAATAGATTTAATATTGCTAAATTACCTCGTCAGACTGGTAAGTCAACTACGGTTATTTCATATTTACTTCATTATGCTTTATTTAATGATAATATTAGAATTGCTATTCTAGCAAACAAAGCAGAAACTGCTAGAGAACTTCTAGGAAGATTGCAATTATCATATGAAAATTTACCCAAGTGGTTGCAGCAAGGTGTTGGTTCTTGGAATAAAGGTTCTTTAGAATTAGAAAATGGAAGTAAGATTATAGCAGCATCCACATCAAGTTCTGCTGTTCGTGGTAATTCATTTAATATTATTTTCTTGGACGAATTTGCATTCATCCCAAATCACATTGCAGAACAATTTTTCTCCTCTGTATATCCAACTATTTCATCAGGTAAAACTACTAAAGTTATTATCATATCAACTCCCAATGGGATGAATATGTTTTATAAACTTTGGCATGATGCTGAAAGAAAAAAGAATGGATATATTCCATTGGAAGTTCATTGGAGTGCCGTTCCGGGGAGGGACACCGCATGGAAAGATGAGACCATAAGGAATACATCACAAAGGCAGTTTACACAAGAATTTGAATGTGAGTTCTTAGGTTCCGTTGATACGTTGATTACACCTTCTAAGTTAAGGTCAATGGTTTACACTGATCCAATATCTAGAAATAAAGGATTGGATGTCTATGAGCAACCAAAGGAAAATAGAAATTATATGATTACTGTTGATGTTGCCAGAGGAACTGGTAAGGATTATTCGGCATTCGTTGTTTTTGATATAACAACATTTCCATATACAGTAGTAGCAAAATATAGGAATAATGAGATAAAGCCAATGCTTTTCCCGTCAATTATAGACAAGGTAGGAAGAGCATATAATAAGTCATTTATTCTTGTTGAAGTTAATGATATTGGAGAGCAGGTATCAAGCATACTCCAGTATGATTTAGAATATGAAAATTTATTGATGTGCTCAATGAGGGGCAGAGCAGGGCAATTAGTTGGGCAAGGTTTTTCAGGAAAAAAATCTCAACTTGGTGTTAAGATGTCCAAAACTGTCAAAAAGATTGGATGCTCTAATTTAAAGACTATTATTGAAGATGATAAATTAATTATCAGTGATTATGATGTTATAAGTGAATTGACAACCTTCATTCAAAAGACTGGTTCCTTTGAAGCAGAAGATGGTTGTAATGATGACCTTGCGATGTGTCTTGTAATTTTTTCATGGTTGGTCGTTCAAGATTACTTCAAAGAGATGACAGATAATGATGTCAGAAAAAGAATCTATGACGAACAACGTAATCAGATAGAACAAGACATGGCTCCTTTTGGTTTTATGGATGATGGTATGGGTGATGATACCTTTGTTGATGCTCAAGGTGATCGTTGGTCGAATGCATCAGTTGGTGAGTATGGTGATACTTCATATATGTGGGATTATAATTAATGAACATGGAAGAAAATTTTGGTATAGATAATCTATTTTTATCAGTAAGGAAATGTAGAGTTTGTTCTGAAACAAAAGATCTAATGGATAGTTTCTATCTAACTCATAAAAAATCTACAGATGCTGAATCTGCATACTCATACGAGTGTAAAGAATGTACAAAAATTAGAATTTCTAGAAATAAAAGATTAAAACACTCAAAAAAAAATATACCATTGTCTTCCGATTATCCAGACTGGTAGTAGTTTCCCGAAGTTTCCCTGTTTTAGAAGTACTAATTTATAAATATTATTAGATTAACTGAATTTCTTCAGAGGGGAAAAAAACATGACAGTAAATTTAGCGTCACCTGGTGTAAGTGTAAGGGAAGTTGATTTAACCACAGGCAGAATCGATGGTGTATCTGCTCAAGTTGGTGCGATTACTGGTCCTTTCCAAAAAGGACCAGTAAATGTTCCAGTACTAATAGAAACAGAGTCCGATTTAATTGATGTATTTGGAAAACCAACAACTAAAGATGCACAAAATACTTTTTGGCTAAGTGCTTCAAACTTTCTTTCTTATGGTGGTGTACTTCGTGTTGTTAGAGTAGATGGAGATACACTGTTAACGGCAAATAGTGCATCTCTGAGTACTCTAAAAATTGATTCCGTAGAAGATTTTGATACCAATCATACAAATGATACTACCTGGGAATTTGCAGCAAAAACTCCAGGAACCTGGGCAAATGGTATAAAAGTTTGCGTAATTGATAGTTTTGCAGATCAAACAATTTCTGGAATTGCAACTGTAGCAACTGTAGTTACTACATCTAATGCTGTAGCAACATTAACCGGTGATATCGGAATTGCAGCAACAACCATTACTGGAATTTCTACGGCATTGCTTGCTGTATCTGATTCTGTAAGCAACTCTAATCTTACTAGTGGTGGGGGTGTTATCACATCAATCGGTTCATCTTCCATAGTTTTAAGAGCACAAGACGTATCTACAAACGTTTCACCTTTAACAGGTGAAAGTTTTGATTTTACTAGATCTGTAACTACAACAACACCCACAAATTTACAAGTGGGTCAATCAGTAGTTCAGGGCATAACAGGAAGTGAAGCAGGAACTGCTGGTCAAGTTGTGCAGTATGATGGTTACATACGTGGAATTATTACAGGACTTGGTGACGAGGAAATGTATGTAAGAGTCACCGATAGATATAAACAGGATAATAATAATGTAAAGAGTAATTTTGAAAAAATTTCCTATAAAGAAAATTCTCCAACAAAATCATTCATTTCAGGGTCTAGCATCCTTAATATTGTAACTGATGCTGGGGCAACTACTGCTAGTTTTCCTTCTGCTGAATCTACTATATCTGATTGGTATAATTCTCAAACATTAGATATAACTAATTCAACAGTTTATTGGAAGTCAATTGCACCAAAACCAATAACTTCTGAATATGCTACAGAAAGAAGTTCAAAAAATGATAGTTTGCATGTGATTCTTATTGATGATAGTGGAAAAGTTACTGGAACAGCATCAAACATATTAGAAAAGCATACATTCGTATCTAAAGCATCTGATGCAAGAGTATCTCCTTATCAGGGAGTTTATGTAAAAAATTATATTAAAACATATTCTGCATTTGTATACAATGGATATCTATCATCATCCATTGCTTCTGATTTAGTTGCATCAGGAGATACATTTAGTCTTACTTCTGGTCTTTTTGGTACTGAAGCACAATCAACTACTTTTAATGTTATCGGAAATAAGTCATACACATTATCTAGTGGATTTGATTACTCCACAGATGGTGGCATGGATGCAACTTTAGGAAATATTAATGCTGGTTATGAACTGTTTAGAAATCCTGCTGAGTTTGATGTAAACTTCTTAATTATGGGACCTTCTGGTGGTGATACTGTTTACCAATCTCAGGCAAAAGCAAATCTTCTTATTAGCATTGCTGAAGAAAGAAAGGATTGTATTGCATGTATTTCACCACACAAAGCTGATGTAGTTAATATTACATCATCTAACGATCAAACAACTAACATAATTAATTTCTTTGACCCAATTTCATCTTCTTCATATGCTGTACTTGATAGTGGAATCAAGTACACATTAGATAGATTTAATAATGAATTCGTTTACATGGAGTGCAATTCAGATATTGCTGGTCTGATGGCAAGAACAGCAATTGACCAATATCCTTGGTTCTCACCTGCAGGTCCAAATAGAGGCACAATTAATAATGCAATTAAACTTGCATATAATCCTTCTCAACTTCAAAGAGATGAGTTATATACTAAGAGAATCAATCCAGTTATTTCTGCTTCAGGTCAAGGAATAATTTTATTTGGTGATAAAACCGCACTTTCTTATGGATCTGCTTTTGATAGAATCAATGTTCGTAGACTATTCCTCACAATAGAGAGGGCAATTGCCAAGGCATCTAGAGCTCAATTATTTGAATTTAACGATGAAGTTACTAGAACAAACTTTATTAACATTGTTGAGCCTTACCTTCGTGACATTAAAGCAAAGAGGGGTGTTTCAGAATTCTTAGTTGTCTGCGATAGGTCAAATAATACACCTGCAGTGATAGATAGTAATGAATTAGTTGCTGATATTTTTGTAAAACCTGCCCGTTCAATCAACTTTATTGGACTAACATTTGTTGCTACACGCAGTGGTGTTAGCTTTACTGAAGTTGTCGGTAATGTCTGATTTTTTTTCGTAATATCCAATGTTTTAATTAAAGTAAAGGTAACTAAAAATGTCCAACTCAAACACAACAAACACTCCAACCTATAGTTCCAGAACACTTACCGACTTCAAATCAAGATTAGTTGGTGGTGGTGCAAGACCCAATTTATTTGAATGCGAAGTTCAATTTCCAGCAGGTCTTACTGATGTTCAGGTAGATGATGATTTCAGATTTATGATTAAAGCAGCACAAATGCCTGCTTCTAATGTAAATGTTATTGATATTCCATTCAGAGGAAGAAATCTAAAGATTGCTGGTGATAGAACATTCGATCCTTGGACAATCACTGTAATTAATGACACCAACTTCAAAATCAGAGATGCATTTGAAATGTGGATGAATTTCATCAACCGTCATGACGATAATGCAGGTGTTATCACTCCTGCTGCTTATCAGACAGAAATGATTGTTCGTCAACTTGGAAGAGGAACTCCTGCAGCAGATTCTACTTCTGGTGCATTACCTTCAACTTCGGATACAATGCCTGTCCTTAAGGTTTATAAGTTCTACGGAACTTTCCCAACTAATGTCAGTGCAATTGAACTATCATATGATGCTGCTGACTCTGTTGAAGAATTTACAGTTGACTTACAAGTTCAGTGGTGGGATGCTCTAAGGGGTTCTGATGAGTCCACCATTTTAGGTACAAGTGAGACCACATAAATACTAAAAAGGTCTAGTATATTAAAATGCCTAAATTATTTGGTTTTAAATTTGATGGTGGGGAGAGCAACAAAAATACTAAAGTTGTCTCTCCCATTATTTCTAATGATGAAGATAAATCAAATTACTTTGTTTCTAGTGGATTCTATGGTCAATATGTTGATATTGAAGGAGTCTATAAAAACGAGCAAGATTTAATAAGAAGATATAGAGAAATGGCACTACACCCAGAGTGTGATAGTGCAATTGAAGATATTGTTGATGAAGCAATTGTATCTGATTTACATGATTCACCAGTAGAACTAGAACTTTCTAATCTACCTGCATCGGATAAATTAAAGCAGGCTATTAGAGACGAGTTTAAATACATTAAAGAAATCATGGACTTTGATAAGAAGTCTCATGAAATTTTTAGGAACTGGTATGTTGATGGAAGAATCTATTATCATAAGGTAATAGATATGAAAAATCCACAAGATGGAATCAAAGAAGTAAGATATGTTGATCCACTAAAGATAAAGTTAATTAGAAAACTAAAAAGTGATAAAAAAACAGTAGAAGCTGCTATAAGAAGCTCATTGACAAACAATGATAATACAGAGATGGTAAATCCAGAAATGGAAGAATACTATCAGTATGATCCATCTCCTGGTTCTGGATTATCAGTTGGAATGAATTATAATTCAAAATCAAAATCAGTTAAATTATCAAAAGATTCAATTAGTCATGTAACATCTGGACTAGTAGATAGAAATAAGCAAACTGTCTTATCATATCTCCATAAAGCAATCAAGTCTCTCAATCAATTAAGAATGATTGAAGACTCACTTGTAATTTATAGAATATCTAGAGCACCAGAACGCAGAATTTTTTACATTGACGTTGGTAATCTTCCAAAGATTAAAGCAGAACAATACTTGCGTGACGTAATGAATCGTTATAGAAATAAGTTAGTCTATAATGCTGATACTGGTGAAGTTAAAGATGATAGAAAATATATGGCAATGCTTGAGGATTTTTGGCTTCCTCGTCGTGAAGGTGGTAGAGGAACTGAAATCACTACTCTACCTGGTGGACAAAACCTCGGTGAGCTAGCAGATATTGAGTACTTCCAGAAAAAACTTTTCCGTTCACTTAATGTTCCTGAAACTAGAACTAATGGTAGCAGTGGTTTTAGTTTAGGACGTTCATCAGAAATTCTAAGAGATGAAGTTAGATTTACAAAATTTGTAGGTAGATTGCGTAAGAGATTTACCTCACTGTTTAATGATATGCTGAAAACTCAGCTAATACTAAAGAATATTGTTTCTCTAGATGATTGGGAAAAGTTATCTGATCATATTCAGTATGATTTCTTATATGATAATCATTTTGCCGAACTAAAAGAAACAGAAATTCTTAATGATAAGTTAGCAGCAGTTGGTTCTATTGAACCATATCTTGGCAAATATTTCTCATTAGAATATGTAAAGACTAAGATTCTTAAGCAGACTGATTCTGAAATTATAGAAATTGGCAAACAAATGGATAAAGAAATTAGTGATGGTATGGTATTAGATCCAAAAATCACTGTTCAATCACAAATCCCACAGGAAGAACCAATGCCAGAACAACAACCTGGAGTAAGTTCTGGTGATATGGGTCAACAAATCATGGAACCAGATGCGGGAAATACGGGAGAGATATAAATAATTTTTAGTTAACTAACTTTAATTAAAATGGATAACTTAATTGATTTGATTGCATCTGGTGATTCTGTCGAAGCAAGTGATGCAATCAAAGATACATTGATGAAAAAAGCAATGGAAAGGATTGAAACAATCAGACCGGCAGTTGTTTCTCAAATGTTCGACTTAGAAAACGAAGTTGAATCAGAATCCTCTTCTGATGTGGGACAAGAAGAAGAGTAATGATAATCATAAATAAATAATAAGACTCACTTTAGGATAATGATAATCAAGCCTTTAAATACTGAGAGTGCCGCTACTGTTGCTGCAATTACTGCATCTAGAGTAGTACGTTTGGTTAATACACATGCATCAGATCCATCAGTTATTACAATTGCAAATACTGCATCAGCATCTATGACTTTACTTGCTCAAAGTAGTGAAGTTATAGAGAAAGATATTGGTGCAGCAATTTCAGTAGCAGGTGGAACTGTCGTAGCAACCCCAGTAGCATTTACTAACTAAAATGAAACTAATCACAGAAGAAATCGAAAAGGTAACAGTAATTACCGAAGAGGAGAATGGTAAAAAATCCCTTTTTATTGAGGGAATTTTTCTACAAGCAGATAGACCAAATAGAAACAAGAGACTCTATGAAATGAGAACTCTTGAGAAAGAAGTAAAACGTTATAACGAAAACTTCATTCAAAAAGGTCGTGCTCTAGGTGAACTGGGTCATCCTGATGGTCCAACGGTGAACCTAGATAGAGTTTCACATAAAATTACTGTACTTGAAAGAGACGGTAGTAATTTTAAAGGAAAAGCTAAAATCCTTGAAACTCCAATGGGTAAAATTGCAGCAAACCTTTTAGATGAAGGAGTTTGCCTTGGTGTTTCTTCTTGTGGTGTAGGTTCACTCCGTCCATCAAACGAAGGTTATTCTGTTGTTGGTGAAGATTTCATGTTAGCAACTGCTGCTGATATTGTTGCTGATCCTTCTGCACCTGATGCATTTGTATCTGGAATCATGGAAGGAAAGGAGTGGATTTGGGACGGAGGAATTCTCCGTGAGCAACTTGCAGAGAAAACTTATAACAGAATAAATACTTTGGTTGATCAAAAAGTATTGGATGAGCATAAGCTTGACTTATTCCAACAGTTTTTATCAAATATATAATTTATAAATAAATATAGATTAAAGATATACAGTCTTATCGGAGAGTAACAAATGTCCAGTGGCAACGATTTACAGGAAATGGAAGTAGGCACTACGCAATCCAAGACTGCTGTTAATGCTAACGCAAAACCAGCAGAATCACCATCAAAGAGTGCAACACCAGTTGCAACTCCAGGTCAAACAGGAAACTGGGAAGACCTTGGTGGACCTACTCCAGAAAACTACAAGTCTGATGACGATTCAGCAAAACTAAAAACTCCAGGTGCTACCCTGTCCCAAGTAAAGGACGTAGTTAATGCTAAGGCAAAAGCTGCAGAAGCAATGAAGGTAGCTAAAGAAGAAGCAGAAGCAGAAGCAGAAGAAACTATCTCGGAAGAAGAAGTTTCTGAAGAATCTGAAGAAGTTTCTGAAGAATCTGAAGAGCAAGTAAGTCCTGAGTTTGAAGCATTAGAAGAGCAGATTGAAGAGGATGTAAATGCCCTTCTATCTGGTGAAGATCTCTCCGAAGAGTTCAGAGAAAAAGCAAAAACAATTTTTGAAGCTGCCCTAAACACAAGATTGGGTCAACTTGAGGAAGCTGTTGTTTCCCATTATGAGCAACAGTATCAGGAGAAACTTGAAGAAGTGACTTCTGAACTTGTTGAAGAATTAACCGAAAGAGTTGATTCTTATCTTGAGTATGTTGCAGATGAGTGGGTCCAAGAGAACACCATCGCAGTTGAAAGAGGAATTCAAACTCAGGCAAATGAGTCATTCCTAATGGGCCTGAAGGGCCTATTTGAAGAACATTATGTATCAATCCCTGAAGATAAATATGATGTGCTTGAGAGCATGGTAGATAAACTAGATGAAATGGAGTCAAAACTCAACGAACAGATTGAAAGGAATGTTTCTCTCAATAAGAGATTAGCAGAATCAACTTCTGATGCAATTTTTTCAGAAGTTTCCGAAGGTCTAGCTCTTTCACAAAAAGATAAGCTTGCTTCTCTTGTAGAAAGTGTTGAGTTTGGTAGTGAAAATGACTATCGTGAGAAACTAGTAACTTTGAGGGAATCATATTTTCCATCAAATGTAGTTACTCAAAGAAACACTCAAGATTATATTGCTGAAGAAGCAATTCCAGAAGCACCATCAGGTGTTATGGGTACTTACTTACAAACTCTTGAGAGAGTTTCAAAAAAGTGATTTTTTAATTATCAATCAAACAAAACATTTTAACGAGGTAAATTCCAATGCAAATGTTCAATGCTGAACAACTGCAGGAGAAGTGGGCACCACTCCTAGACTATCAAGGTCTAGGTGAAATCAAGGATGCACACCGCAGATCAGTTACTGCAATCCTGCTAGAAAACCAAGAGAGATCTCTACGTGAGGAACGTGACTTCCTGTACGAGACTCCAACGATGAACACTGACCCATCAGGAACTGGTAATGCTGGTTTCTCTGGTTCAGGTGCATCACCTGTTGCTGGTTTCGACCCAGTACTTATTTCACTCATTCGTCGTTCAATGCCTAACTTGGTCGCATATGACCTAGCAGGCGTTCAACCAATGAATGCACCTACTGGACTCATCTTTGCGATGCGTTCCAAGTATACCAATCAAACTGGTTCAGAAGCACTCTTCAACGAAGCAGATACCGCATTCTCTGGACAACCTTCCAACAACAGTGCAGCTGTTGGTGCTGGTGGTACAGTTGGTTTCGGTACTATCTCACAAGGTGGTTCAAACCCAGGTCTTCTAAACCCAGAAGCAACTGCTGATCAGTTCGACTATAACGTCGGTCAGGGCATGGGCACTTCCGATGCAGAAGGTCTAGGAACTGGTGGTGCTGAGTTCAACGAGATGGCATTCTCGATTGAGAAAGTCACCGTAACAGCAAAGTCAAGAGCACTCAAGGCAGAGTACTCCTTAGAACTTGCACAAGACCTTAAGGCAATCCATGGTCTGAATGCTGAAGCGGAATTGGCAAACATTCTCTCTACAGAGATTCTTGCTGAAATCAACCGTGAAGTCATCAGAACAATCTACAAGATTGCTGAACAAGGAGCAACCCTTAATACTGCAACTTCAGGTATCTTTGACCTTGACGTTGACAGCAATGGTCGTTGGTCTGTTGAGAAGTTCAAAGGACTTATCTTCCAAATCGAGAGAGATGCAAACCAGATTGCACAAAGAACTCGTAGAGGAAAGGGCAATATGATCCTCTGCTCCGCAGACGTTGCATCAGCTCTAACCCACGCAGGTCTTCTCGACTACACCCCTGCACTTAATGCAAACCTCAACGTAGACGACGCAGGTAATACCTTCGCAGGTATCCTTAACGGTCGTTACAGAGTTTACATTGACCCATATGCAGCAAACAACAGTGCTAGCCAGTACTACGTTGTTGGTTATAAGGGTTCTTCACCTTACGACGCAGGTCTATTCTACTGCCCATATGTACCCCTCCAGATGGTACGTGCAGTTGGAGAGAACACCTTCCAGCCTAAGATTGGATTCAAGACTCGTTACGGCATTGTTGCTAACCCATTTGCGGAAGGCACAGATGCAGGTGCGGGTCGTCTCCAGCCTAACTCCAACCGTTACTACAGAAGAGTACGTGTTGACAACCTTATGTGATTCATCATTCACATATTTCTCAGAGACCCTTCGGGGTCTCTTTTTTTATGTGTAAGTATAAGTTCGTAGGCATAAATTTTTATTGCTAGAATGTATTGATTTACACACAAACTGCATAAATAGTGGTAGCATTATGCGAGGTGGGCAAATGAATCCTACTCTTCCCTAAATTATGATTTAAGTTATACGGAGGTTAGCCATGCACAACTTATTATCGAGAGCACAATTTAATGAATGGAGACACTTAGAACAAACAATTGATGAATTTGAATCTGAACACGACAAAATTAATGATTACTACGAATGTATAATTGAATGTGACTCACTTAACCAAAATGAATGCAAAAGAACATGTAGGAGATTGTTAGACTAATAACCAGAACCCAACCCCTTTCGGGGTTTTTTTTATGCTCATAAATATTTGAGTATAGATCTTTCGTTGTAATGACATACTCAAACCCTCAATCAAGGCAAATATCAAATAGAAATTATTTAACTGCTACGGGGTTTAAATTTGTACTATCGAAATACCCAAAGATTGATTTTTTTTCAAATTCTGCTCAAATACCTTCGGTCAATTTGGGTGTTGCTGTTCAATCATCATATTTAAAAGATATTCCAATTCCTGGAGATAAACTAACATATGATGAGTTAACTTTGGAATTTCTTATTGATGAAGAAATGGAAAATTACTTGACCATCCATAACTGGATAAGAGGTTTGGGATATCCAGAGTCAGTAAAAGAGTATGCAGATTTAATATTCAATGATCCAATTACTCCTGGAATTTTTAATGCTTATTCAGGACAGGCAAATGCTTCTTTACTAGTTTATAATAGTAATTTCAATTCTATTGCTGAGATAAAATTTCAAGGATTATTTCCAGTATCTCTTTCTGCTGTTAGTTTTGATTCTAGAGATGCTCAATCAAATTACTTAAGCGCAACAGCTACTTTTAAGTATTCAATTTATGACATATTAAAACCTTAAACTATGAACATTGATGAAATTCAAACATTATGGGAACAAGATTCAAAAATAGACCCAGATAATTTACATAATGAGTCTATAAGAATACCTTCACTGCATTCAAAGTATTATAAAATTTACAATAATATTCTCCTCCTAAAAAAAATGGAAGAAAGTAAATATAAAGTACTTAAAAAAGAAAAATGGTTATACTACTCAGGAAAAGCAGAACCAGATATATACATACAAAAACCTTTTGATCATAAAGTTTTAAAAAATGATTTAGATAAGTATCTAGATGCTGATAGTGAATTAATCAAGTCACTGTCTAAATTAGATTATTATCAGGCTATGCTATCTTACCTAGATAGTATATTGAAAACAATATTAAATAGAACTTTTCAGATAAAAAATGCAATTGAATTTATGAGATTTACTGCTGGATATGACTGACTTAACGATTAAAAAGAAAAACGAAATTTATATAACTATAGAAACAGAACCACATATAAAACAAGAGTTGTGTGACTATTTTACTTTTGAAGTTCCTGGTGCAAAATTTATGCCCCAGTATAGAAGTAAATATTGGGATGGTAAGATTAGATTATTTTCCCCACATACTGGTGAAATATATGTTGGTCTATTGGATAAAATTATTTCTTGGGCAAAGAAGTCCGATTATTCAGTCGAGTTTCTAGATAATAAGTTTTATGGTACACCATTTGAAGTTAATGAAGGTATATCCTTAGATGGTGTAAAGGGTTACCTTTCTAAGATAACTTCATTAAAACCAAGAGATTATCAGATAGAAGCAGTTTACGATGCGTTAAGATACAATAGGAAACTTATTGTATCACCAACAGGGTCTGGTAAATCTTTGATGATTTATGCTGTTGTTAGATACTTTGCAGAAACTGGTAAAAAGATACTGCTTGTAGTTCCAACTACTTCATTGGTTGAACAGATGTTCAAAGACTTTGAAGATTATGGGTGGGATGCAGAAAAATATTGCCATAAAATTTATTCAGGTAGAGAAAAAACAACTAACTCAAGTGTTGTAATTACTACATGGCAATCAATCTATAAAATGAAACGTCCTTACTTTGAACCATTTAATGTTGTAATTGGTGATGAAGCTCATTTATTTAAGTCAAAGTCATTAATCAGCATTATGACAAAGACCGATAATGCAAAATATAGGTTTGGTTTTACTGGAACTTTAGATGGTTCGCAGACACATAAGTGGATTCTAGAAGGATTATTTGGACCATCGTATAAAGTAACTCAAACTAAAGAGTTGATTGAAAAGGGACATTTGTCTAAGTTACAAATTAAAGTTCTTCTTTTAAAGCATGATGAACATAAGTTCAATGAATACGAAGAAGAAATACAATATATTATTGGTAATGAACGTAGAAATAAGTTCATAAAAAATCTTGCATTAGATTTAAAAGGAAATTCACTCATACTTTTTAGTAGAGTAGAAAATCATGGAGTACCAATTTATAACTTAATAAATAATTCTGTAACCAAAGGTAGAAAAGTATTTTTTGTTTTTGGTGGAGTAGATGCAGAAGAAAGAGAAAGAGTAAGAGAGATTACTGAAAAAGAAAATAATGCAATTATTGTTGCATCATATGGAACGTTCAGCACAGGTGTTAACATTAGGAATCTACATAATGTTATATTTGCATCACCATCTAAATCAAGAGTAAGGAACCTACAGAGTATTGGTAGGGTATTACGCAAAGGTAATAATAAAACTCAAGCAGTACTTTATGATATTGCAGATGATATCACGTATAAATCTAAAAAAAATTATACACTAAATCATTTAATAGAAAGAATTAAGATTTACAATCAAGAAGATTTTAATTATGAAGTACTACAAATTAATTTCAAGGAGTAGCACATGGGAGAAGAGTTCTTCGCAGTCATTAAACTAATATCAGGAGAAGAGATATTTTCTAAAGTATGTCCTTGTGAAGAGGACGATAGAACATTACTTATACTAGAAAATCCAGTAACTGTTGAGACTGTTAGTATGAAGCAGTTTAATATGAGTGGATTAAAAATTAACCCATGGATAAAATTTACTGATGATTCAATGTTTGTATTAAATATGGATAGAGTCCTAACTTTATCTGAAGTAAGTGATGAAACTATGTTAGAAGTATATGCACGTTATCTAAAGAAAAAAAATAAAGAGACATCAGAGAACAGACTATCCTCAAATATGGGGTACTTATCTACAGTAGCAGATGCTAGAATATCTTTTGAGAAACTTTATAAATCAAATCCAAGTAATAACTCTAGTAATTAATATACTATATAACTTTCAAACTCCACAGAGTTATTGTACACATTAGTGCCTAACATTGTCAACTTTTGGGATTTAGTGTTATAATATAAACAAAGGAAACATTAATTAAAAATCTCAAATGAGAAAAGAAAGAAAAAATCCCCACTATGTTAACAATAAAGAATTTCATGCTGCTCTGGTTGTTTACAAAGAAAATGTAGAAATAGCAAAAATTAAAGGTTTATCACCACCAAAGATTACAAACTATCTTGGTGATTGTTTTTTGAAGATTGCCACTCATTTGTCATATCGTCCAAACTTTGTCAACTACATGTTTAGAGAAGACATGATAAGTGATGGAGTTGAAAACTGTGTTCATTATATTAATAATTTTAATACAGATAGGACAAACCCTTTTGCTTATTTTACTCAGATAGTTTACTATGCTTTCCTCCGTAGGATTCAAAAAGAAAAGAAACAGATGGAGATAAAGGAGAAAATTATCGAAAGAAGTGGATATGATGAAGTCTTTAGTGTGGATGGTGACCATCATAATTCTTCCGACTATAATACTATTAAAGATAATATTCAGATGAAATTGTATCAATGATGGATGACATTAAAATATATGATAATTTTTTGAAAGATGAAGAATTATCATATATTATAAAATTTCTTAATGGTGCAAAATGGGGTATGCAGAGAAGTGATCCAAGAAATAAGGGTCATGGGTCTTTTCTTAAACTAAAGGTTACAGAAGAAGAGTATTTTAATTCATATATTCTTAATAGAGTTTATGATATTATTGGAAGTAAGCATGATTTAGCAACTGCTTACTTTAATGGACAGTGGTTTGGACAAGATGGAAACTTTCATAAAGATGGAGTTCCAATATCTTGTTTAATTTACATAAATCAATATGACTCTGACTGGGGTGGATTTACTCAGTTTAAAAAATCTGAAAAAGAACAGTTTATTGTCCCTCCAATACAAAGAAGATTAGTAGTTTTTCCTGGAGACATTACACATAAAGCATATGCGTACTCTAGGCAAACATGTCCAATGCGAATTAGTTTAGCTTACAAATTATTATGAAAATTGCGATAATCACTGACACTCATTACAACTTTAAGAAAGCAAATAAAAACTTTCACGATTACTTTGCTAAGTTTTATGATAATATTTTCTTTCCATACTTAGAAGAGAACGATATAAAAGTTGCTTTTCATCTTGGTGATGCTTTTGATAATCGTAAAGGTATTGATTATTGGGCATTAAAATGGGCAAAGGAAAATGTATATAATAAATTTAATGACTTAGGTATAACTGTATATAATATAGTTGGGAATCATGATACTTACTATAAGAACACTAATAAGGTAAATGCTATTGATACTTTATTAGAAGAGTATAATAATGTAATAAAAGTATCAACACCAAAGGAGTTCAATGTTGGTGGTTGTGATTTTCTTATGATGCCATGGATTTGTGCCGATAATCAGGAAGAAGTATTTTCCGTAATTGAAAGTACAAAGGCAAAGGTTGCACTTGGACATTTGGAGTTAAATGATTTTCCTGTTTTCCCTGGTCAGATGCAACCCAATGGGATGGATAAAAAAATATTTCAAAAGTTTGATAAAGTATTTACTGGGCACTATCATACTAGAAGTAATGATGGTAGAATATTCTATGTTGGTAATCCATACCAAATGTTTTGGAATGATATAAATGATAAACGTGGATTTAGTATATTCGATACTGATACTTATGAGTTAGAGCATATTGAAAATCCTTATAATATTTTTGAAAAAATATATTATGAAGATAATAATTCTAATGATATTGATCTTGCAGAGTATGAAGATAAAATAGTAAAGGTAATTGTAACTAAAAAAACCAATCAAAAAAAGTTTGATAAATTTTTAGATAAACTTTCTAAAGCAAAGTATATTGATTTGAAAGTTACTGAAACTATTGATGTTGATGATTCAAATTTCCAAGAATGTGAAGTGGATGTTGAGAATACAATAGTAGTTTTAGAGAAGTATATAGAGGAATCTGAGTTTGATTTAGATAAAAATATAGCAAAGAAAATTATAAAAGATGTTTATATGGAGGCACTATCTATTGAATAATAAATAAAAGAAGGTTTTAAACATATCAAATACATGTTTATACTAACAATAAACGGGCAAGAAGGGGAAGGGGCATATGCTGTTCTAAATGATTCTGGTGATCAGACTGTTTATTTCTTTGAAGATGGGGATGATGCAGAAAGATATGCTGGATTACTGGAAGCAGAGGATTACCCTCCCATGTCAGTCACCGAAGTGGACGGTGAGATGGCAGTAAAGACTTGCGAAATGCATGATTACAATTATGCTATAATAACCATTAATGACTTTGTGATTCCTCCAAGAGACTTAGATGATAACATTCAAGAAGATACGGTTTTGTAATTTTTTATCAACAGGAAATAATTTTACAGAGATTGATTTTAATGAATCAAAGACAACACTGATTATAGGTTCTAATGGAAGTGGTAAGTCCACTTTGTTAGATGCCTTATGCTTTGGTCTTTTTAATAAAGCATTTAGAAAAATCACAAAAAGTCAGTTAATAAATTCTACAAACGATAAAGGAACATTAGTAGAAGTAGAATTTGAGACTAATAATAATAACTGGAAAGTTCGTAGAGGAATTAAACCAGCCATCTTTGAAATATATAAAGACGGTGAAGTTCTTGATCAGTTGGCATCAGTAAATGATCAGCAAGACTGGTTGGAAAAAAATATTCTTAAGTTAAATTATAAATCTTTCACTCAGATTGTTATTCTTGGTAGTGCTTCATTTATTCCTTTTATGCAATTGACAGCATCTAATAGGAGAGAAATTGTTGAAGATCTGCTTGATATAAAAATATTTTCTTCAATGAATGTTATTCTAAAGGAGAAACTTAAGGTAACAATTGATAAAGTTAAAGACTTGAATGCAAAGCATAGTATTTTGGAAGAAAAATATTCTATGCAAAATAACTTCCTTCTAGAGATTGAGAAGAGTGGAAGAGAGACGATGGATGGGAAACAAGATTATATTGATAAATTGCATAAAGAAACTGATGTACTGACAAATAAGAATTCTGACTTGTTGGAATACATTGAAGGTCAACTTCAACCAGAATTAGAGAGTCTTAGTTCTTCTAAAAAAACCTTAAAAAAGTTAAGTATAATTAAGGCAAAATTAGAGCAACGGATACAAACTATTGATACTGAATATAACTTTTTTAAGGAAAATACGGTTTGCCCAACCTGTACTCAAAGTATTGAGAATCAATTTCGCCTAGATAAAATTGTAGACATTGAAAAAAAATCTAAAGAACTCAATGACGGATACAAGGAACTTGAGGACACAATCAATGTAGAACAAGAAAAGGAGAAGAAATTTTTAACCTATTCTACGGAGATTACAAAACTCAATAATGAAATTTCAAACAACCATGTTACTATTTCTGGGATTAATAGACAAATCAAAAATCTTAGAAATGAAATTCAAGACATTACCGATAGACTTGCAAAGAAGAATATTGAACGGGACCTGTTAGAAGATATATCAAAAAAAATAAAAAGAGTTGAAATTGATAGGGCAAAGTATAATGAACTTTATTCTTATTACGAATTTACTCAAGGTTTGCTTAAAGATGGTGGGGTAAAGAAAAAAATTATAAAAAAATATCTTCCATTGATGAATCAGCAAATCAATAAGTACCTTCAGATGATGGACTTATTCATCAACTTTAATCTTGATGAAGAGTTCAATGAATCTATTAAGACACCGATACATGAGGATTTTTCTTACCCTTCTTTTAGTGAAGGTGAGAAAATGAGAATTAATCTTGCTCTTCTCTTTACTTGGAGAGAAATTGCTAAGATGAAAAATTCTGTGAGTACAAATCTTCTTATTCTCGATGAAGTCTTTGATAGTTCTTTGGATGGGAATGGTATTGATTATTTTACAAAGATTATTAGATACGTTCTTACTGATGCAAATATACTAGTAATCTCACATAAGACAGATGAGATGATTGACCTATTTGATAAGACAATTAAATTTGATAAAGTTAAAGGATTTAGTAAGATTGTTTCCTGTTGACCTTTGTCCTCAGGTTTGCTATAATTGATTTGACATGTTATATCCTTGGAGTTATTGAATGTGTAAAGACAGTGAAGATAAAATTGAATTGGATGGGTATTCTGTGAGAGATAGTGGTTATCTTTATGGTTCTTCTGAATATTATCCAGAAGAAGGGGGATTAGATTTAGATTTTTCTAGGTATAATACGGAAAGACACTATGATGTAATTGAATTTAATAATGATATTGACTGGAAATATAATGAAGGTAATATTTTAAAAGAACTTGAAAGTTACTTAATATCTACCTATAGTCAGCATTATGTTGACAAAAACTCAAGTTCAGACCAGACTCTAGACAAGATTAAACATAGTCGTCGTGAGGGTTTCTTTGGTGGTAATGTTGTCAAATATATTGACCGTTACGACAGCAAAGGAACCCCTAGACAAGACCTCTTCAAGGTACTACACTATACAATCCTCCTAATCAATCATTTGGAACTTATTGAAAATTGAAATTTGCTATGAAACTATCTCCTGAAACCATTACTATTCTTAAAAACTTTTCTTCTATTAACCAGTCAATTCTAGTTAAAAGTGGTTCTAAACTCAGCACTATTAGTGTGATGAAGAACATTCTTGCTGAAGCAGAAGTAAAGGAATCCTTCCCAAAGGATTTTGCAATCTATGACCTCAATCAGTTTCTGAATGGTCTTGGACTTCATCAAGATCCAGACTTGGATTTTGAAAACAATTCTCACGTAATTATTCGTGAAGGTAAACGTCGTGTAAAATACTTTTTTGCTGATCCTGAGGTTATTGTGACACCTCCTAATAAGGAATTGTCTCTTCCAACTGAAGATGTTTCTTTCCAACTTGAGCATTCTCAATTGGATAAGATGATTAAAGCATCTGCAGTCTATCAACTTCCAGATCTTTCTGTTATCGGTGAAGATGGGGTTGTTAAATTGGTTGTTCGTGATAAGAAAAACGATACTTCTAATGAGTTTTCTATTATTGTTGGTGAAACTGAAAAGGTATTTACTTTCAACTTCAAGGTTGAAAATATCAAGATCATTCCAGGAACTTATGATGTACTTATTTCCCAAAAACTTCTTTCAAAGTTTACTAATGAAAAGTATAATCTAACTTATTACGTTGCACTTGAACCTGATTCTAATTTTGAATAATTATGTCTGATTATTTTCTTAGAAAAATTCTTGATGATGATCAAGTAAAAATTGCAAAAGAATTAGTGTCCAATTTACGATGGGCTCATGGCACTGGTTCTTTTGGATATAATGATGACAAAATGAATGAAGATGAACTTCTTAGAAAAAAAGTCAGTATAAAAAACAATTTTGAATCAGTAGGACCAATTACTTCAATAGAAAAACTTGATGAAATTATTCACAGTTCTTTAGATACCGATGATGCGTATTTAGATTATACTTCTGCATGGTATTCTGGAAAACCTTTATATAGTAAAATGGGACATGGTGGTTATTTTAGATCTCATCATGATAATCATAAAAACGGTCATTTTAGCACTACTGTATTTCTAAGTAATCCAGATGAGTATGAAGGAGGTGAGTTGGCATTATGTACCAGTTCAGGAATCGAAACATTTAAACCACCTGCTGGTTATGCTGTGACGTATACTACTGGGACACCACATGAGGTAAAGGAAGTAGTAAATGGTATAAGGTATGTTGGAATATTTTGGACTAAGAGTCTATTTGTAGATCCTTTTATTAGAGATTTGTATACAAGTATTTCTCAACTAGAAAGGTCTCTTCCTGATAAAACTCATGACACAATAGAGGATGCAATGAAAGACCCTCAATTTGTTCTCCAAGGAATTCTATATAAGTTGAAGAGACATTATACTAGTGATGGTATGTACTAATGAGTGATTATTATGTGAGGAAAGTTTTAACTGACTATCAAGTTCATAAAATACATGAATTAATTAATGATAGTAGTAGTTATTGGGAATCTGGTCTTAGAACCTTTGGTACAAGTGAACGACATAAAAAAATAAAAAGTAATGAAGAACTGACTGGTCCACAAGAGATATTACAAAAAATTTATGATATTACTTGGCAAGGAATTGATAATGACTTAAAGTTTTTTTCATTTACTGCACCTGATGTTAGTGAAGTACCAATGATAACAAGGACTACTCCTGGTGGAAGATACAGATTACATCATGATGACCCAGATAATGGTGATTTTAGCACTACTATTTTTTTATCCGATCCTGATACTTATGATGGTGGTGAATTAGTTCTTAAAACTATTGGAGGACCGTTGCAATTTAAATTACCAGCAGGACATGCTATAACATACAAGACTGGTATTCCACACCAAGTAAATCTAGTCTCTAGTGGTGTTAGGTATGTAACTGTATTTTGGACTACTACAAAATTTAAAAACCCCAATATTAGAAAAATATGGGGAGATATTAAATATGTTTGTAAGTTATTAGAGCAAAAGCATGGATATGATGCTTTTCCAATAATAGAAAATATTGATGAATCGGATGATAATCCACGTTTTCTATTGGATACTGTATTAAATAATATTGAAAGAGACTTTAAACAAAATTTGTAATTATTATGTCTATTCGTGATGAATTTCTTTGGGTTGAGAAATATCGACCCAAGACTATTGAAGAATGTATTCTCCCAGAGAATATCAAAAAAACTTTCCAAGATTTTGCTGAACGTGGAGAGATTCCTAATATGCTTCTTGCAGGTTCTGCAGGATGTGGAAAAACGACTGTCGCAAAAGCACTATGCAATGAAATCGGAGTAGATTATTATGTCATCAATGGATCCGATGAGGGACGATTCCTTGATACCGTCAGAAATAATGCGAAAAACTTTGCTTCGACCGTATCGCTTACGTCAACTGCAAAACACAAAGTCATCATCATTGATGAGGCAGATAACACAACCAATGATGTACAACTCCTCTTACGGGCGTTTACTGAGGAGTTTAGTGGCAACTGCCGATTCATCCTCACATGTAACTATAAAAACAAAATCATTGAACCCCTCCACTCCCGATGTGCAGTCGTTGAGTTTGGAATCAAAGGAAAGGACAAACCAAAAATTGCGGCATCCTTCTTTCAACGTATCCAACAAATCTTGGATGCAGAGGGTGTTGAATATGATAACAAGGTCCTGGTAGAACTTATTAATAAGCACTTCCCTGATTGGAGACGTGTATTAAATGAGTGTCAACGTTATTCTGTCAGTGGTAAAATTGACACTGGTATTCTTGCTTGTTTTTCGGAGGTAAAAACAGATGAACTTATTAAGAACCTTAAGGAAAAAAACTTTCCCGAGGTACGGAAGTGGGTTGTTTCTAATTTGGACAATGATTCTGGTGTACTTCTTCGTCGTGTTTATGACTCTCTTTATGGCACCGTTGACGGTCCTAGCATTGCTGCTGCTGTGCTCATTGTTGCTAAGTATCAGTATCAATCTGCGTTTGTCGCAGACCAAGAAATAAACCTTTTGGCAGCATTAACAGAAATTATGGTGGAGTGTAATTTTAAATGAATCGTATTGAGGAATAATGCCAGTACATCACTTCCATGCTCCATTTGTATATTGGGAAGCAGTGCCACGACATAATCAAATTAAATCTATTCTTTTACCTAAAATACATGCTTACAACGAACAATATGGTAAGAGAGACTTAGGTAATGCACTTAATACATTCTTCTTATCATTTGAAGATAATGTATCAGTAGTAGATAAAGGATTGATTACTGAGATTATTTGGAATCAGTTTGATAAGATGCTAGATGAATTGAAACCATATCCCATAATAACTAAATCACATATTAAACATATATGGTATAATGTATATCAACCAGGTGACTACGTTACTGCACACTCCCATACTAATGCTGATTTCTGTGGAATGTACTTGCTAGATTGTCCTGATACTAATACTACATTATTTCATCCACATACACCATCAACCTCTTACCCATTTAGTATAGGGTCATATTCAACACCACATATTAAAGAGGGTGATATACTATTCTGGCCATCACATCTAATGCATTCAGCAACACCATGCACATCAGAAAGAACAGTGCTAGTATTTAATATTATTAGTGATTATACTGCTGGTTACAAATTTGACTGGGAATAACAGTGGACCAAATTAAGGATTTAGAATTAATTGAGGAAACAGATGAGTAAAAACAAAGAAAAATTAAAAGCACAAGTAAAGTCTAGATTTTATTATTACTTTTGGGGAATTGCTACAGTTTCTGTAGTATTGGGTCAACTTTATGTTGGTACTGGGTATAGACTAATGGCAAATGCCAATTTACAATTACAAGATCTTATTATTAGGGAGTTACGTTGATGATTGAAGTAAAACTATTGCGTATTGTCACTGGTGAAGAAGTGGTGGCAGAATTGGTTTCTGAAGATGAAACCACTATTACTGTGAAGAATGGTCTTGTAGTTCTTCCTACAAATACAGGTGTTGGATTTGCTCCATGGGCAACTGTGATTAGTAAAGAAAATCCAGATATTACTGTTTCACGAAGTCATATTGTTTACATTGCAGAAGTCCAAGAGGATGTTTGTAAAAAATATGATCAAATGTTTGGTAGTAAACTTGTAACACCTGACGAGAAAAAACTTATTCTTTGAATTGATGGAACTTAAAGACTGGTTGAATAGTATTAATCAAACAAAAAACAATCTGATTGATGAAGATTCATCGTTGGAAAAAGAATATCCTCCATATGTAGTTAATAAATGTTTATCTGGGAGCATTGATTGTGTTTTAATTGTTAATGAGATGAATGTGAATCCCTCATTGAGCAAAAAACTTCAATATGATTTTCTTATAAATACAGTCAGGGTAAAGAAGAGATTCTCTCCTTGGATCCGAAAAGAAAAAATAAAAGATATTGAAGCAGTTAAATCTTATTATGGATATAGTAATGAGAAAGCAGAACAGTCTTTGAAAATTCTTTCCGAAGAACAACTTAATTTTATAAAACAAAAACTTGATATTGGAGGAAGAAAATGAGTGTAGTTCAGGAGCCTGAAGTGAATTGGACACCCAATCAAATGGTTGAGATTGTCCTAAATGAACCAGATGATTTTTTGAAGGTTCGTGAAACTCTCACTAGAATTGGAGTGGCATCTCGCAAAGAGAAAAAGATTTATCAATCTTGTCATATCTTACACAAACAGGGAAAATATTATTTGGTTCACTTTAAGGAGTTATTTGCTCTTGATGGTAAACCAGCAAACCTTACATTAAATGATGTTCAAAGAAGGAATAGAATTACTCAACTTCTTGCTGACTGGGGACTAATTAGTGTAATTAATCCTGATGGGATTGCTGATATTGCACCTTTAAACCAAATTAAAGTTCTTGCATATAAAGATAAGCAAGACTGGATTTTGGAAACTAAGTATAATATTGGTTCAAAGAAAAAAATTCAAGAAGAAAATTCTTGAAAACCGAATAAAAATGTAGAGGTGGCAACACCTCTTTTTTTATGCTTTGTGCTGCTATATACTTATGGATGCCTTCGGGGTCCACACAATCAAATCTCGCTTTAAAAGGAGAAGTACAAATGGGAAACCTAATGAGGTACGGTGCTGCAGATCTTCCGCAGCTTCTGGAAAGAATCAATCGTAATAGTATTGGTATGGATGAATACTTTGATCGTCTATTTAATACACATGAAACTACAGCAAATTACCCTCCATATAATTTAATTCATGTAAGTGATACTGAATCTAAATTGGAACTTGCTCTTGCCGGGTTCAAACAGGATGAAGTTAACGTATATACTCAAGATGGAAAATTATTCATTGAGGGAAAAAGAGCAAGCACAGAGAAAGATGAGACATACATCCATAGAGGAGTGGCTCAAAGATCTTTCACCAGAGCTTGGACATTGGCAGAGGATACGGAAGTTAGATCAGTTGAGTTTGAGGCAGGGTTATTAGCAATTACACTTGGAAGAATTGTGCCTGAACATCACCAGAGAAAGGACTGGTTTTGATATATAATATAGTTTTTTTATAATGAAAATGATTAAACCTTTTCTCTTGGGTATAAGTGCTCTTCTGATTGCAGCACCAGCAATGTCGCATCCCAGAAATCCCAGAACTAGTTGGACTTATTCATATCCCGAAAAGGATGTGATGGTTAGACGGGATTGGAAACGTTGCAAAAAAATTAAATACGTAACAAAATACGATAAGTGGGGATGGTATTCTGAGAGAAAAGTACTTCCATTAAAATCTTGTTGGGCACACCAGCATCGTCATGGTAATGCTCAGACAAAGATTAAAGTTATTATTAATTGATGTATTATTGAAGGATTGGTTCCAATTGACATCTGTGCTAGAATAGAGGGTGATAAAACACCCTCTTTTTTATGGAAATAATTGTAGAAGGAAAGGTAAAAACAGTGTATCAAGGTGACGATGCTGATCGTGTCATCATTGAGTATCACGATAAGGTGACTGCAGGTAACGGTGAGATGGTTGACCATCCCTTAGGAAAGGGATCCCTCTGTTGCAGTATCTCATCTATCATCTTTGAGAAACTTTCCAAAGAACTTATCCCAACTCATTATATTAATATGGTTGGTGCTAATAAAATGATTTGTAAGAAAGTAGACATCGTTCCATTAGAAGTTATTTGTAGGAACCGTGCTGCTGGATCTATTGTTCGTGAGACAACTCTGGTAGAAGGTGCTCCACTTCCACAACCGATTGTAGAATTCTTTCTGAAGGATGATAGCAAGCATGACCCTCTCCTGACACCAGACCGTGTGCGTCTAATGGGATATGATCCAGAACCTTTCATTGAGATGACACTTCGTATCAATGATTACCTTCGTCAGATGTTTTACATCATGGGCATTGACCTTGTAGATTTTAAAGTTGAGTATGGTTATGATGCTCATGGTGATTTGTATCTTGCCGATGAGATTAGTCCTGATAGTATGAGACTGTGGAAGATAGGCGGTGATGAACGATATGATAAAGATCTATTCAGAAACGATGAAGGTGATATCGTCCCTGCTTATCGTCAAATCCTTGATAAACTACAACCACTTGCAATCCAATGAACATTAAAGAAAGGAAATCACTACTTAAAACACTTGAAACTGCCTACAAGACTTGTTTTGATTGTGGTCACAAGTATGGAGTTTATTCCGTAGGATGTTCTTCTGTTTATGAATCAAAGTGTGATGTATGTGGTGAGACAAAACCTATCACAGAAACCAGAGACTTTGGTTATTTCATCACTGGTATTCGTAAACTTAAACTAGAGATTATGGAGAGCAATGAACGATCTTAAAATTTACTGCAAAACTGAAGACGACCAAACAAATATTGTTGAGTTTATTTTTTCTCAATATGATGATGTGAAAGTATGTACTTGGGAACCTGATCCGGTGGAAACCGGAACATGGGGAATGTTTGTTGATGAGTTTCCATCAGAAATGGTGGGTAAGTTAGAGAAGTATCTTGAGAGTGAAGATTCTTGGGAACTTGATGAAGAAGTTGAAATAGTATTAGAATGAAACACGAAATCCCTGAAGAGATTAAAAAGAATGCATTTGCTTGCTTCGGTAGTTTGAATGAAGCAGAGAGAGCAGTTGTTCTACTTGGTGACGAAGCATACCGTGAGTCACTAGACCTTGACAACGATGATGCTCCTTGTTGGCAGATTCCAAGTGGAGAACACTCCACTTTTGCTGGGTGGAATCCCCAGTGTGTACCCGCCATGGAGTACATTGTATGGAAACTAGACCGTCTTGAAAAAATTGTTAGAGGTGAAATCATTGAATAAATTGTCAAAAAAAGAAATAGAAACTATCATAGCAGAGGCACCAGATCCTGCTGCTCCTACTCCTCCTACACCTGTGGAGGCACCAAACCCAGAACCTGCTGTTGCAATTCAACCAAAAAAGTCACTAGATAAATTATCTAAAGAAGAGATGAGATCTAAGATTAAAGAGTTCTCCACACTTCTTAAAAGTCAAAGAGAACACTGGGATAAGGAAGAAAAGATTGGATTTACATATTCTTGTGATCTAATCTCACAATCACTCATTACATTATACATTCGCTTAGGTAGAGACTAATGGACTACAAAACTTCTGGAGTTGATATAATCAAAGGACGTTCTTTCGTAGAGTATCTAAAGGTATTGGCACCTAAGATTGATGGTGGGTTTAATGGTATGATGGAGATCCCATCAGGATATGAGAAACCCGTGTTGGTATCTGGTGCTGATGGTGTCGGAACTAAAATTAACATTTGTAGGATTGCTAATGATTACACCACTATTGGTCAGGATCTCGTTGCTATGTGCGTCAATGACGTTATATGTTCTGGTGCTAAACCATTATATTTTCTAGATTATATCTCTACCAAAACACTTGATGCTAATGTCAGTGACATTGTATATGGGATTAATGTCGGGTGTACAATGGCAGGAATGGAACTGATTGGTGGTGAAACAGCAGAGCATTTCCGGGCACATGATTATGACCTTGCTGGTTTCTGTACTGGTGTTGTAGAGAAGAATCAGATTGTTGATGGCAGTAACATCCGAGCAGGTGATGTAGTCATCGGTATTGAGAGTAGTGGTGTTCATAGCAATGGATATACACTCATCAATGATATGTTGTGGAGAAATTATATTTTCTATAAAGAGATGCCTGAACTGCTGGTTCCAACCACCATCTATGCTCGTCTAATCCAGCACCTGTTGGATGAAGTTCCTATCCTAGGCATGGCACACATCACAGGTGGAGGACTGCCTGAGAACCTTCCTAGATGCCTTCCAATGGGTCTCACAGTTGATGTCGATTGGTCTGCTTGGGAACGACCAGAACTTTTTAACAAGATTCAGGAGGCAGGAGATATTGCCGAGAAGGAGATGCGTAATGTATTTAACTGTGGTATTGGGTTCTGTTTGGTAGTTCCACAAGAAGTAGCAACACTAACTCAAACTCTGATTGCTGATACACCATTTGGTATGAAGTCTTGGATTATTGGAACTGTTATTGATCGGTAACAAACTTTTGCCATGGTTGATACAGAAGTGTATCATAGTGATACACTTTTTCTAAATAATTTTGTAATGAATTAGGAGACATCAATGAACTTCACCACCACTGCTTTAGCAGCTGGCACTCTAATGACTATTTTTATTGGAGTTCCCATTACTACATTTGTTTCTTAAACCATGGAAATTCTAGTAATTATCGCAGTACTCTCAGCAACAACATTCGGTGCTTATAAAATGACTCCAATACAATGATAAATGATATTAAATCATCTGCTCTTGCATTTGTCTATGCTTGGGCAGTTATTCTCGTTCCACTTGTACTTGTATCGTCTATCGTTAGTTTAGCAAATCCACAGACACAAGAATCTATCTAAATAAAGTATATCGTCGTCGCAGACGGGGAGGTAACTGGCAAAAACCAGTTGACACCTCCCCTTTTTATTGCTAAAATTTGTATGAAGGTGCTTTAGAGTATGTCTATTAAACTTGCTATTTTAAAATCTGGTGAAGATATAGTTGCAGATATCAAAGAATATGTTGATGATGAGGGCAATGTTGTTGCTCTTATTTTTGAAAACCCAGTAGCAGTAAAATTGTTTAGTAATAAATCTGTAGTGGATGCTGAAAAATCTGATGAGTTTTCTGTATCCTTTACCAATTGGATTCCACTGTCTGCAGAAACGACAATCCCAGTAGATAAAGATTGGGTTGTTACTATAGTTGAACCAGTGGATGTAGTAAAAAAATCTTATGAGGAGAGAATGAATGGAAGAAGAACAGCAACAACAGCAACAACAGCAACTTCAGATGGACGAACCAGTAGTGATGCTTCTGTATCTGATGAACAATCAGATACTAATAAGTCTGATTGAAGAAGTTGCAGCAGAAATAGGAGACCCAAACTGTAAACTTACTAATCCTTTTATTTTAAATCAGTCTAGTGGCACCCTTAACCCATGGTTATCTGATTTTTGTAAAGGCACTGAATTTGCCATATGCTCAGATAAGATCTTGACTCTTACTGAACCAAATAATGAACTACTTGAAAAGTACAAAGAACTTACAAAATGAGATTTTATACCAACGTCTATGAAAAATTCAATAAAATTTTGGTCCGTGGTTATGATGACGGTAGGTATTTCCAAACAGAAGAGGAGTTTCAACCAACTCTTTTTGTAACTTCAAAGAAAAAAACAAATTTTAAAACTCTCGATGGAAGTTTTGTTGAACCAATTCTTCCTGGAAGAATTTCTGATTGTAGGGAATTCTTTAAGAAATATTCTGGAATAGAGGGATTTTCTGTTTATGGGAATGACAATTATAAAGCACAGTATATTTCAGATAGATATCCCGAAGAAGAAATTAAATTTGATATTAGTAAGGTTCGATTAGTTACGATTGATATTGAGGTTTCTGCTGAAGGTGGATTTCCTAATGTTTTTGAATGTGCTGAAGAACTCCTTACAATTACTCTTCAGAATTACAAGACCAAACAAATTATTTGTTTTGCAAATGGACGTGAATATAATAATACTCGTAAAGATGTAAAGTATGTAAGATGTTCTGATGAAATAGATTTGATTAAACAGTTTCTTGCATTTTGGGAATATGATACTCCCGATGCAATTACAGGATGGAACTGTGAGTTGTATGATATTCCATATATTGCTGGTAGGATTGAGAGACTTCTTGGTGAGAAAGAAGCACGTCGTTTGTCTCCTTGGAAAAATGTCCGTAAAAGGGAATTTGTTGTTCAAGGTAGAGAACAAATATCCTACGAAATTGCAGGAGTTTCTGTGATTGATTATTTGGATCTTTATAAGAAGTTTACATATAAGGCACAAGAATCATATCGTCTTGACCATATTGCATTTGTAGAACTTGGTCAGAAGAAACTTGACCACTCTGAGTTTGAAACTTTTAGGGACTTCTATACGGGAAATTGGCAAAAGTTTGTTGACTACAATATCAAAGACGTTGAACTTGTTGACCGTCTAGAAGATAAGATGAAGTTAATCGAACTTTGTATGACTATGGCATATGATGCAAAGATTAACTATAATGATGTTTTCTTTCAAGTTAGAACTTGGGATGCTATTATCTACAACTACTTGAAAAAAAGGAATATTGTAATTCCACCAAAAGATAGAAGTGAAAAAAATGAAAAGTATGCAGGAGCATATGTCAAGGAACCGATTCCAGGAAAGTATGATTGGGTTGTGTCTTTTGACCTTAACTCTCTTTATCCTCATCTCATCATGCAGTACAACATCTCCCCAGAGACGTTACTTGATGAAAAACATCCACAAGCAACTGTTAATAGAATCCTTGAAAAACAAATAACTTTTGAAAAGTATAAAGACTATGCAGTATGTGCTAATGGTGCAATGTATAGGAAAGATGTAAAGGGATTTCTTCCAGAATTGATGGAGAAAATGTATGCAGAACGTGTCATCTTCAAAAAACGAATGCTTGCAGCAAAGCAGGAGTATGAGAAGACTCCTACTAAAGCACTTGAAAAGGAAATCTCTAGATGTAACAACATTCAAATGGCGAAGAAGATTTCTCTTAATTCTGCTTATGGTGCTATTGGTAATCAATACTTCAGGTATTACAAACTAGCAAACGCAGAGGCAATTACTTTGTCTGGTCAGGTGTCGATTCGTTGGATTGAAAGTAGGATGAATCAGTACCTAAATAAACTGTTGAAAACGGATGATATAGATTATGTTGTTGCTTCTGATACTGATTCTATCTATCTTAATCTTGGTCCTTTGGTTGACCGTGTATACAAAGGCAGAAAGGAGAGTAATGAGAAGATTGTGGGGCTCCTTGATAAGATCTGTCAGATGGAACTTGAGCCTTATATTGAAAGTTCTTACAAAGAATTGGCCAACTACGTAAATGCATATGATCAGAAGATGCAGATGAAACGGGAGAATATTGCTGACCGTGGAATCTGGACTGCTAAGAAACGATACATTCTTAACGTTTGGGATAGTGAAGGAGTTCGTTATGAAGAACCAAAACTTAAAATCATGGGTATTGAAGCAGTAAAATCTTCAACACCTGCTCCTTGTCGTCAAATGATTAAGGATGGTTTGAAGTTAATGATGAACGGTAGTGAAGATGACGTAATTAATTTTATTGAAGATTCTAGAGAAAAATTTAATAATCTTGCTCCAGAAGAAATTTCTTTTCCCAGAACAGCATCTGATGTGATGAAACATAAAGCATATGCAACAATTTATGGAAAGGGGACTCCAATCCATGTTCGTGGTGCTTTGTTGTTTAATCATTATATTAAGGAAAAGAAGTTGGATAAGAAATATGCTCTTGTTCAAAATGGTGAAAAAATTAAATTTTGTTATTTGAAACTTCCTAATCCAATTCGTGAAAACGTCATCTCATACATCCAGGAATTTCCAGTCGAATTGGGGCTGGACAAATATATTGATTATGAACTACAATTCAACAAAGCATTCTTAGATCCTATGAAGGTTATTCTTGATGCTATCGGTTGGAATGTGGAAAAAACTGTAACACTAGAATCTTTTTTCTCTTAATGGAATTACCTATCAACGACAAAGAATTGAATACTATTATTAGTGCTATGCGTCTCGGTGGAGATGCTGCACTTTATCAAAAATTAAAAACTATCAGGGAAATCCGTGAGGATAATCCTGGTGATGCTTATAAAAAAATTGCTCGTGAAAAATTTGGATTTGTAATTTAATGGACTTTTTAAAAGATATTGTAAAAGAGATAGGAGATGACTTTACCAAACTGGCAGCGGACATCGACGAAACCGAAACTTACGTGGACACAGGTTCGTACATCTTTAACGGACTCGTTTCAGGTAGTATATTTGGTGGTGTATCTGGGAATAAGATTACTGCCATTGCTGGTGAGTCTTCTACTGGCAAGACTTTCTTTTCTCTCGCTGTCGTCAAAAACTTTCTTGATTCTAATCCTGACGGATATTGCCTTTATTTTGACACCGAGGCAGCAGTTAATAAATCTCTTCTC